TGTTCGTGAGTTAGCAGCCATTGTCGAGCCACCAACTATTTTGAGCGGACAAAAAGAATACAAGCATTGGGTGTCCGTAATAAATTTTGTTATCATATCCAAGCCAATATCCTCCCTTGTAAGTTTTGTCTAATTTTTGTGTCCATATATTAAATCTTTTTGCAGTCCATCTCACCTTAAAAAAGTGAACAACGGCTGCTAACACGGGTTTGGCTAAAAAGCCGTTCTGTTCTTCGTTTGATTTTTGTGTCATATCCAATTAATAGGTTTTGATAAGTTATCATTAGCTTTCATAAAACAATTACTGCCAACAAATCCAGCCTTCATACTTCCGTATACCTCAGCTGCAGGATGTGGGGCAGTAATTACAACATGGGATTTGCCATGATACATATTCGTAGACTTAACTAAAGAATCGAATCTGTTCTGTGCATATTTACCCCATAAGAGAAATACAACATTATCTTTTTCTTGAATCATCTCTTGTGTTTTTTATCGTTGTTTGTTTTACAAATATACGAAACTTTTTTCATTCACCAAACTTTTTTCAAAGTTTTTTTCTCTTTTTTGAGAAGTGTGTTTCGTTGTTTGTTTTACAAATATACGGAAAAAATCTAAACTACCAAAAAATAATTAAAAATCATCGTAATCATCATCCTTTGATTTATAACGCCTTCCGTTATAATCATCACCATCATCATCAAAATCATTGTAATCATCAAAATCATCAAAGTCGTCCGTATCATCATCTTCAATATAAGGAAATACTTCTACTTCTTCAAATAGATCACATAGTTCTTGAATTTCATAGTCAGATAAATCAAGGTCTTTGATTTTAAAAGTGTACTGATTCTCAGTATTATACTCTACTTTACCTTCATTAAGTAGCTCATCAAGTTTTTCAAACAGTTTTTCTTCATTCGTACATTCATCATAAGAATAACGCGTAAATAATTGTGATTGCATATTATAAATTTATTTTAATTTATTTTAAAATTCTATATATCTCAGTAAGTGGTAATCTGACCACTTCCGAGGATTTTTTATATTTAGTGAAAATAAAAAGTTTATTATCACCATCAATTAATCCTATATCCATTATTTTATCACCTACTAAAACTTTTAAATGAGACTCTGTTATTGAAATTGGTACAATATCTAACTCTGGATCTTCATCAAAATTTGAAATTTGGCGAATAAAATTAAAATTTTCTTTCTTATAAAATTCTTGTTTAAGAAGTTTCAAAAATTTAGAATTATTTTCCAAAACCTGGTTCTTTCTCACACCAAATACATCTTTCCATTTGAATCCTAAGGTAATGTGCATATCATGCTCAGGAAGACCATATCTTTCTCTTACCGAATTTAATTTCTCCGATTTACAGACAACAAAGTAGGATGTGTTTTCATTCTTTGTGGCTGTACCAACTCCTAACATTTTTAAGTCATCAATTTGAGTATCAAAAACAACTTCAAGAGAATTAATAAACTTATCCACACCAATTTCTTTTGAAAGACGATTATAATCCATAACATTAATAACTGTCATATGGTATGATCCATGGTCTCTTTTTTGTTGATTACCAGTATAGACATCATACTCTTCATCTGTTAAGATGTCTTTAAGCTTATTTAAAAAGGGTTCAACTGTATTATTATCGAATTTTATACCCAAGTAGTTATTACCAATAACATCTTTGAGATATGTTAAATAAAAAGTCATTAATTTTATATTTTTCGTTATATATAAAACTTAAATATTAAAGTTGATGGTTCTTTAACCAAATGAAGAAGTCATGTGCATAAAGACCATTGTATTGATATCAGGTAAAATCATCACTCCTCTGTTATTTTTATAAGTTCTAAGATTCTTTCTTTATTTAACTCACATTGTTTAGCACATCCAATAATTAATTCTCTTCCTTTTTCAGTTGAAAGAAGTTTTTCAAATGTATCGGAATTTGAAATCATCTCAGATAGAGTCCAAAAAGGACCTAACTTATTTCTAAGTTTTGCCTGTACAGACTCTATTGAGAAATCATTCTCCTCGTTGTTATCTATCGACTCTGTGAATTTTTTCATAACATTTGTTTAAATTTTTCAATTTCTCTCTTTTTTATTTCATCACCAAGTTCTCTACCCTTGAATCCTTGTGACATTAAATCTTCTGCAGATACAGTTGGTACATAATCAATAAATCTAATAAAGATAGACTTATGTATACCATTAGTATCCAACCAATCAATAATTTGATGGTTTGTAACATGACATCTAATCTTCTTTTTGTAAAGATCAAATGCAGTCTCAACAGTCAATTGAAGTAAGTCAATTAGGAAAACAACTTTAGTAGCAATATCAGATTCAATCTTATACTCTAAGATCATTTTCTGTTCTAATCTAGAAGTGTTTTCAAGCTTAAACAGGTTTGCAACATATGAAGTTAGTTCTTCACATTCATCAATATCTGTATTGATTTTAGATCCTGGAAATACTTCTTCCCACATATCAAACTCATTAAAGAATTCAAGATAATGTTTAAAAGATTTAGCCTGTTTGAAAGCCTTTTTAATTTCTTCCCATACTCTTTCTTGAGAAACATCATCTTTAGGTCCAACTCCTTTTAATCTATTATCATTTCTAATAGCTTGAGCTGTTTTTGAGTCTATTTCACCACCGGTTCTTGCTGCAAATCTAAATATTCTACAGATTCTTAATCGGTCTTCTATAAATCTTTGCCCAGCGTCACCAACCGCTCTAACTATTCCATTTTTGATATCCTCAACACCACCAACTAAATCAACAATTTGTTTGTTTTTGATATCATAGAATAAGGCATTCATAGTTAGGTCTCGTCTATTACAATCATCTTCTATTGTAACATCACCACCCATTTCAACCTTTTGGTCGTCACCCTTGGTATCTCTACCACCAGAAATATCTCTTCTATATGACGCAATTTCATACCCAGTTGGTTCATCTTTTGTAAAAACTCTAAGCACTCCGAAATTTTTACCCTGTTCATCAGAGACATTAAATCCTTTTAATATTTCTTTTGATTCATTAGGAAGAGCGTTTGTAACTAGATCATAATCTTTAGGTTCAATTCCTTGAATAAAATCCCTAACAGCACCACCAACTAAGAAAATATCTTTATCTGCGTCAATATAAGCATTTGATATCTCTATGATATCATTTGGCAAAGGAATCTCAGTTGAGATTTTGTTCTCATTTACAAATTGTTTATATTTTTTTATATACTTACTCATTTATCTTATCTAAGATTATTTTATCAAGATTTGTCTTAAATTTATATATTTCATTTTCCCACAAATATAATGATTTTATATTATTTTCTTGTAAATAATTTATCTTTCTCTTATCTCTTTCCAAGTTTTTTAATTGTATCTCGTTAAGCTCATTAAAATACTCAGGGTTACCATGCCAGTAATCACCTTGACACTCTATTACAAAATTAAAATCTGTTAGATAAAAGTCAAAAATATATCTATCACACCTAAAGTTTTTTACATATTTAATATCTAAACCATCAAGTGTATCTTTAACTATGGTTTCAATTTTTGTGTCTTTCTTAGCTTTATTAGCAGCAAGTGATAAATCACCAACTATTTTGTCTTTATCTTCATCACTTAGAGATTCCCAATATTCTCTTCTGAATCTTGATTGCTTTAATCCAGCTTCCAATAAACTATTATGTGTATATTTTGTTAAACCTTTATTCCAAGGATCTTTACCGAACATTCCATTGTTTTCACCTGATAATGATAATAATCCACACTTAAACATTTCTTTTCTGGTTTTAGACATCTTCTCAGATGAATTTTTAATTCTTTCTGAATTATCTTTAGTTAATCCTTTATTTGGTCCTTCTTTACCAAACATTCCATTATTTTCACCCTTAGTGAACCTTGATTTTATTTGAAATTTTTGTTCTTTTGTATGCCTTAATTTAAGTTTAACTATCTTTATCTTCAAAGATTCTATTGTTCTATATGGATATTTTTTTATAAAATCCTTATAAAATTCAGAAACCGATAATCCAAGATTTTCATAATAATATCTTAATTCATCTTCTTCCTCTTTTGTCCAATATATTCTCATATACTTTTTTATTTTTATATATTAATTATAAATACCGAAAAAGTCAAAATATACTGAACACATCTTTAAATTTTTTTAATTGCCGCAGAAAAGTTTATACTTAGTTATCATACTGCAAATATAGTTAATTTGAAATTCTTTTCAAAGCATCATTTGGATCATCCGCATATAAACTATTAGTATTGATATTCTTAAATGCGTCTAATATAATTTCTACATCAGATATATCAATAGTAGGTATTAATTTAGGTATTCTATCTAGAATGGCTTCAGAATTAGTCATTGGACTATCATCATCTTCATCTTTATAATAAGTATAGACTTTTATTTCATTACTTAATACTTTTTTAAGAATTGTTTTGAAATTGTTAGCAGACTTTCTATCACTAAACATCGCACCTATTTCATTATATGAAAATATATTTAATTTAGGATTCTCAGCAATATGTCCATTTTCATCTAACTTAAAGCTCATATAAAGTTCCATTGGGTATAATTTGAATCCACTTGAAGATTTACATTCATCTTTAACACTTTTAATGTACTCAGGATTAATCTTTTCAAGTTCCGATTCATCTATATTAAATGATATAGACAGTGAAATCGGAAAATTATTCTCATCTTTATGATAATTAATATCCTCACTCAACATATCTAAATTAACATGTATTGAATTTATTCTAACCTTTAAAGGTAGATCACTGACAATTCCCCTTTTAATAGCAGATCTACCACCTCTTGGCGGATACTCGTTCATCCATTTAATCCACAGATTTAGTTCGGGTGTTTTATTAAGTTCACCTTTCATCGCCCAATCAATCATTTTATCTCCTCTTTTGCTATGTCCGCCCTTCCTAAGCAATTCACCAGCTTTGAGATATGTTGATATGTTTAATTCTTCAAATTTCTTTAAGTGTTTCATTGTTTATAAAATGACATTATTGGTGTATTTTTAATATCTTCTTTTATTCTACCCATATCAATACCATGTGTCGATGATATTTCAAGATCTTGAATAGCTGATTGATTAATTTTATCATACATATTAGGAATATCTTTATATCCACTTGGATAATCAAATGTTTCATCAAAGCAATTAACTAATAATTTCTTTAGATTTACTACTGACTTTCTATCAGCAATCTGAATATTAGGCACTGAATCATAATCATACAATCTGATTCCCTTAAAAGAGACTTCACTATTTTCAACTTTATAGTCTACATATAACCAAAATCCCCAAAAGAATCCATTATAAAATTCTGATGTATAATTCATTTTAATCTCATTGAGATCTTCAATATTTTTAGGAATTAAACCACCTGCAAATCCAAATGAGATATCTCTATTATCTGGATCTTCTTCATCCCAAGAGTCTATTAGCATTTCTATATCTGTACTCAAGTCTAAATAAAATGTATATACTTTTGATGATAGAAGATTACTAACACCCTTTCTTGATAGTTCAATATTAAACTCACCATATTTAGAAAACTGATCTATATTTTTTTTCCATTGATCAATTTGACCTAAATCTTCAATTTTTTTCGCGTATTCTTCAAGATCTTTAGCTCTTTTCTCTGCTCCAATAGCTTTAGCCAAAGCTGGTTTCTCTTTAACTATTTTATTAAGTTTTCTAGCCGCACTTTTATATGTTTGTGGTTTAAGTTCTTCATTGAACTTTTTCAAGTACTTCATTTTAAAAAATGGTTTTTAATATATATTAAAATGAGATACTTGAAATTTTTTGAAGCATTTAAATATAAAAACTTCACCCTTGAGGATATCAGAAGATGCATAATGAGTAAAGGATTTATCTATGCAACTATTGTAAATAATTTACCAGATAATGACCCAGATATGGCACTCAATCCAATGAGTGTTGATGATGATGGTTTAATCACCGTTGAAGTTGATGGCAAAGAATATGAAGTAGAATTAAAAAATGTAGAAAAAATAGAATTCTGATGATTAAGAACTGGAAATTATTTTTAGAGTCAAATAGTAGAGACCAAGAAATACTTGATAATATCAGAGATATTCTTCTTTCTTTGAAAGTAGATCACCACATTAGAGTTCTAATAAGGAGTTATGTAGAAGAGTTTGGTAAAGTTAAGGTTTCTTTTATAATAGAGGGAAAAATAGGAATAGAGGAAGTTCAAACTGTATTACACTTGGATAGTTATTTAAGAAGTGAAGAATTTGAACCTCATTCTTCTGTCGGTAAGGAATTAGATGTTGTTGTTCAAAGAAGAAGTGGACAACTTACTCAGTATCCTATTAGCACATTACTAAAAATGTTAACTGGTGTAAATAAGGATGTTATCGATTTAACTAGAATTGATTTTCAATATAATCTACCTGATTATCTAAGATTTTATAATGATAAAAATGGAAATATTTTTAAAATTGGAGAATTAATTAAACTATGATTAAGAACTGGAAATTATTTTTAGAGTCAAAAGATCCATTTGACGGTGATCCTTTTAGAGAAGAAATTCTCAATAATGTCAATGATATATTATCTGTTCTAAAGGATGATGGTTTTGAAATAAACTATAGCTATGGAATAGATGATGTTAATGTTTTTCCTGGAACCAAAGCACATAACGAGTTTAAATTTAAAGTATTTTCTCCTCATTTTCTATTAAAAAATGAACACTATTTAGATTCGGATGATTTTCAATCAATAACTCACCTACATAATTATTTACTGAGTGAAGGTTTTGAACCTGTTTCAAAAAATATTCTTAAAGAATTAGATATTCAATTTCATACAATTGCCAAAAAAAGGTCTTTTACCAACCACTCCGTTTTGAGAAAAGCAGTGACAATGGATGTAGTGGATGATTTAGATAGGAGTACCAACATAGATCCAAAAAAAATACTTTCTTATCCAATTAGTAGATTTGAACACTATTTAAAAAATAGTGATGTAAAAATTGATTGGATTATGTTTGACTATAAATTACCACCTATGAAGTGGAAAGGAAATTATATTGCTATTCGCTAAATAGTTTACTAATCTTTAATTCTCGATCTAGTCTTACTAAGAATGTCTTCAATTCATCTCTATGAATATAGACTTCCGATCCAGTACAAATATGATTAATCAAATGTTGGTTTTCTAAACTAAATTGTAGAACTAGATGTTTTTGATTGTTGTGACAAAGTTGAAATAACTCCTCAATAGCCTTCACATCTTTCTGTTCATCAAGAACATCACCATGATATAATAGAATGCAGTCTTGTGTTAATAGTGAAAAATCAAGTGACGAAATTGAACCTATTCCTCTTTTTTGAGTTGTAGATTTTCTAACTTCATCAGGTAGTTTTCTTTTATATAGAAGAAGCGTAGATAATCCATTACTGGTAAATACCTCATTAATATCCCCAATTTCCGAATTAAAAGTAGTCGTCCAGTTATTATAACTTCTGACTTCTTTATCACATCTAATTAATATTATCATCTATATATGTATAAAAAAAGGACCCGAAGGTCCTCTTTTTAATGAGTATTTTCTAATACGATTTGCTTAACCTTGTTGTTAGTTCTTGCGATTGGTACTTTCACACCAACTGTAATCATCAACACTCGACCTTTAACTTTTGACAAGTCCAAATTGTCTGTGTAACCATCGGTCAATACAACAGTGTTGTACTCGTTGTAGTGTTCAACTACATAGTCAACAGATGGTTGAAGAACTGTACCACCAAGACCGTGAATTTTCATAGTCTCAAGTTGTTTAGCCTTCTTGAAGTTCTCTACCCACTTCACTTCGGTATCACCTTGGATAAAGTTGATTTCTATATCATTTCGATATACATAAGAAAGAACTCTTTCGAATGTACCTTGACCACCCATAGAACCAGATGTGTCAAGAATAACGTTTACTTTACTCTTAATCTTACGGTTACCTTTCAATCCTGCAATTTGACGACGATTTGGTTTAACAATGGTCTTTTGCTTGATATGACCAAAGATCATATTAGATACAGAACGCTTGATCTCTTTCAAGTAGTCTTTACGCTGCTTGCGAAGTTTGTTAAGAGTTGTCTCAACATTACCCGCTGAAAGACCACGAGATGCAAGTCTGTCCATCACATCACGCACCATTGCTTCACGCATTTCTTCTGGTACATCGTCACCAATATGCTTGTCAAGGTATTCACCAGTACCATTTTCCAAATCTTGGAAAATTTGGTCTGTACTCCAAGTGTCAATTGATTCACCATCTTTAGATGGGTTCTTACCATAAGGACCGTATGATGGTTTACCAGAGGCGTCTTTACCACCTTCGTTTCCGGTGCCACCACAGTCTGGACATGACTCGTCTTGGTTTCCACCACCGCCATTACCATTTTGGCCACCTGGTTGTCCACCACCTTGGCCTTGGCTCTGACCCTGACCTTGTCCTTGACCATCTTGTTGACCTTGACCCTGACCTTGTCCTTGACCATCTTGTTGACCTTGACCCTGACCTTGACCCTGACCTTGTTGTTGGCCTTGACCTTGCTGTTGACCCTGACCACCTTGGTCTTGTTTCTTACCTGTACCGTTGCAAGACTGACATTGTGAGTTCTTGCACTTACCTTCTTTCTGCTTCTTTTGGAATTCTTCTTTCTTCTCTTTCAACCACTCATACAACTCTTCAAAGATAAGTTTACCAGTGTACTCTTTCGGAACGAATAGAGCCATGTTCTTACCATCTTTGTTCTTAGGAATTTCTACGAATGCGTGTGAAATATCTTCCCAAATAACGTGATTAATAATCATGTCTTGAGCGATATTAGAAAGTTTGTGGTCATATTGACCAGTAATTGTACGACGAGGGTGATTGAAAAGAAGGTGGAAATCTTCGTGCAATGCGATAAAATTCACCTCTTTCTGAGACATATGCTCAAGGAACTTTGGTGAGTAGAAAAAGTTCATACCTTTTGAAGTCACGTTAACCGCACAAGTACCAATAGAATCTTGCTCGTGAAAGTTAATGTGAAGGTTAAACTCACCGTAATATGGAAGATTGACTTTTGTGTCAATCAACATTGTCTGAATTGTGTTCAGAAGTTTTTCGTGTATATTTTTTACTATCATCTTCGATGTATTATTTTTACAAATATAAGAATTATTTTCTATTTTACAAACATTCCTCTGACATTTCTTTCAAAATCTCATTTAGGTGGTTCGCAACTTTAACAGTCTTTTGTATCTGTTTTGTCTTCATCCTCTTTTGAGTCTCTTTCTCAAACTTATGAATGATTACTCTAGCCTCTTCTGGTGGAAAAGCAATCTCCACAAATCCTAAGAGGTTTTTTGAATCATCCTTATACTCAATAAGTGAAACAGAGTATATCTCACGATTAGAGTCATTATTTGGCTTTATAATCACCAAGTATTTATCAGACTCTATATGATAAACATAGTCAATTGAGTTTGATCTTAGTTGTGTAGTAGACTCACCAATCAGTTTGATACAGATATCATACAATGGCTTTTGTAAGTCGTTCAATTTACCCTTTGTTGAGGGATCAATTGTCTTCAATGCTCTTTTAAAAGTTCTTCTTGACCTTACAAAGAGCTTCATTATTTTATAAGTAATCCATTTTTTAAATGTACGTTTCATATAAAGTTAAGTGTGTGTATTATTATACTTATTTAATGATTTTATCAATCTTAATATCTCTCAAAATTGCAGTTGGTAGAGAAAGGTCTTCATTCAATTTAAACATTTCTGGATTCCCAGTAATGTTTACAATAACATCACAGTAGTCATGTTGATGTTGAATATAATCTGTTAAATCAAAATCTGTTGAAATACTACCATCATCCAATTTAGCACCAATTTCAATTTTACCTACAAATCCTGGAATAATAACACCTTCGACAATGTGATATTCTGCCATATCCTCACCCTTTAGAGAATATAATTTTTTATATTCATTAAGTGTCATAACAGCACCAAATCCACTCGACATCATTGACATTTTTTCTTTGCCATCAACATACAAATCAAATCCGGTTTCATCATCAGTAATCATAAAGTCAACAATCTCTTTAGCATCTTCATCCCTGTTTCCGATGATTACAATATCAGTTGGTGTATCAAATACTACCAATTCCTTAAACTTCACTTCCGAGTTTTCTTCAATAGACTTGATATTACTCTCAGCCAAATCGACCATACCCTTCGTACCACTTTTTTCCAAATCTTCTGCCATCTTCATAATGGCGCTCTTCATATCATTCATATCGTTATTAGTTTCATCTTTTTCTTCCTCTTTAGTCTCATAAGAGTTTGAACCACACTCTTTATCAAAGTCTGGATTTTGATCAAATCCCATTCGGATCATCTTATCAACCAATTGATGCCAAGTCATATCACCCCGGTACTCGAATTCACAAGTATCAACCATAGTAACTTTACCCATTACATCAATCTTTTGGATCTTTTGATAAATTTCTTTATCCAGTTTATTTTTATCCTCTTCTGGCCCTTGTTTCTGAACTTTGATTGTGTAGTATCCTTTAGTCAACATATTAATCACAACTGGTGTATTGAGTTTCAAAAGTGGTGCAATCTTTTCAACAACCGATACCAAGTTTTCATCTGGTTCAATACCAGTTTTGTTTTCATTCGAAACAAAGAAGTCATAACCAACAGAAGGATCTTTTGGACTCAAAGACTCTAATCGTGTATTAAGAACTTTCAAATCTTTGGAAGAAGATGTAATTTTAGACTCCGCTTGCTTTACATCAATACGCAACTTACTGATTTCTTTTTCAGTCTTTTCAATTCGTTCTTTCAACTCTTGAACTTTTTCAGCGTTCATCTTTTCAAAGGATTCACGCATCATTTTCTGAGCTTCGTTTTCTACTATCTCTGGTTCAGACTCTTTTTGAATTTCTTCATCAGACTCACCTTCAAATTCTCGGGCAAGTTCTTCATCAGTTTCAGAACTGAAAAGTGCGTCAAGAATAGACATACCAGTTTCAGTTACTTGTGGTTTTTCTTCGTCAAATAGTGAGAATAACATATCAATTGGTTTTTTGTGTTCTACTTCAAGATAGCAAGATTTTGCATCATCATCATAAAAATCGAGACCAGATACTACAAATTTCTGAGTATATCCAGTTACATCACGAGCATCGATTTCATCGATAAGTCGTTGTATCATATCTGGTGTAGTTTGGTTTGTATCAACCTCTTCAAAGTTGATTGTACCTTCATCACAGATAGTTACTTTAAAGATAACTCCTTCAAGCATCCCAGATAGTTGTTCACCCTTAATAAAGGCAGAATTATTTAAAAGTCGAATTCGACCTTTAAGTCCGGTGATAAAATTTAAGAACTTTCGTTTCGGCTTATATTGACCAATTAAAGGTTCTTTGACTTCAGCCTTTTCTTCAGTTTCACCAAGATCCTTTTCAAGAGTTTTAGAAACTTTAGAATTTAGAATTTCATCAATAGTTGATGTTTTAATTACATGACCGGTTTTTTGAGGCAAAGTAGTCACTTCATCGGTAACTGCCCAGCATTCTTCTCCTGAAATAGGATCTTCAAAAATATCATTACCTTCTGCAAATTTTTGAGCTTCCTCAAGCCACTTTGCGGTATTAAATTGATCAAACCATTTTTGATCTTTATCTTTAACATAAACCTTCATTGTTCCATCATCTTGGATATCTACTTGGAACATAAGACCTTCAAGTAATCGATCTCCCACACTATATCCATCAAATTCGGCTGTTTTTATAGTCTTACCTGACTCTGTTTCAAAATGTTTAAATTTCATTCTTGGAATATTTAGAAATACAAATATAAGGATAAAATATTACTTATCAAAAATTTTATTAAGCTTGAGTTCTCTAACTTGATCTCTTGTGTATATACTTGGTAATTTTTCACCACTCTCTGATACTCTATCACTCGATAATCTAAAGTCGGTATCTTTTTGCAACTCCTTTAAAATATCATTATTAACTTCATCACCGGATTGAATTTTCAAAATCTCTTTTAACTCCAAAAAATATGGAGATAAATTAAGAATAACAGTTGGATCATCTTCATCATGACTATCAACACAAGAGTCTAAAAGAAGATATAATTCTTTTTTTGATAGTTCACTCATTTTTTCTCTTTGATCTGAAACATTGAAGTTTTGATATATCTCAATAAATTTTTGAGATACTTTTATTGTGTTTTTTCCAAGCATATTATTTAGTATTTAAATTCTTAATTGTTTCTGAGAGTAATATATTTCTGTTACTAACTTCTTGAAAAGAAATCCATGCAAATCTTTGTTCTTCGGAAATTCCGATTGTGAAACCTCTCTCTAAAAGATCATTAACCGATCTAATGTGTTTAATATGATTTATATCATCTAATATAAGAACCTTATTCATTAGATTACAAGGATCCCAAGACATGACTTCTTTAAACTCTAAATATCCAACGCCACCAGCACTGTCTAAAAATATCAATTGGTGTCTGTTATTATTACAGAATACATCTAAGGCATTTTCAACAGAAACTTGGTAGTTAATCTCTCTCATATATGCTGTTTTTGGATGTTCTGAGTCATAATTTGTACCTACTCTATCAAATCTCTCATTTAATAGTCCCTTGATTAAGTCTTCTCTTTTCAAGGAGAGTCCATGTATCATACATACATTTGTGTATTCTACAAGGTTATTATGTGAAATTACATAATGTTCTGGATTACATTCTATTCCATAGACATATCTACCAGTTTGTGCGAAAATAAGCGTACTACCATCTCCGTGATAGGATCCAGTCTCGACGATTTCATCAACTCGATTATTTTCGAGTAAAGTAGTTAAAACATTCTTAAACTCTTCAGTGTTTAGTTGTATTGGATATTCCATATTATATTCCTAATTTTGATAATTGATATTCTCTGTATTCTTGTTTACCAACTGAACCCAAATCGTATGCTCTTCTAAAGAAGATTTCAAATAAGTGTTCATGTCCCATTTCTTTAGCGGCCATTGCTCTATTAATAGCCTTCCATTCATCACTTATTCTGCCTGCTTGTGTTTGTGCTAAAGCAGATTGTCTATTTGGATCATCTGATTTTTCAATAATATCAGCGATTCTTTTGTAGTTTTTATTAAACTCCGCTTTTGATTGACCGTTATATTTCATTGTTAAAACAACTGTTTTTAAATATGTTTCAAATAATAATATACTTCTGCTATTAACCTCACCTTTTTTGTTTCTAAGTTGTGTTTTAGACCAAAACCAGTAAAGCCCATTTAAATCATTTCTTGTCATTTAAAATACCAAAAAGATTGGATAATTTTTTATCTCTATATTCAACAATAGATAACTTCTTTGTTACATTTTCCATTTGATCAATAATAGATTGCTCAGATGGTTTGTACTTGAAAAAGTACTGATTATATAAATAATCAGTTAATTGTTTCATTGGTTCTGGAAAATTATAAGAATGAATAGTAAAGTCAACCTTATTAGATTTTATATTCATCCATCCAGAATTCATTACCCATCCATTATCTACATCAAGTTTCCATGTGACTATAAATTCAAAATTCATATCCTCAACAGTAATCTGCATTTTACAGTCACTATTAGGAATCCATTGAATTCTTCCACTAATTGTTTCCTCAGCTATACTATAAACTAAGGATTTTACCGAGTCATTAAAAGTCATATTTTTAATTTATTTGTTTCATGAAACATCATGATATCCATTTTTTATACACAAATATATTAATATATACTCAATATGAAAAAAGAAATTACAACTTTTTTTAAGTATCTTAAATCTAAAGATAAATCTGGTAGTAGGATTTTGTTCTTAACAACATCTAATAGATGGTCTGGTGCTAAAGAAACTCCAAAATCTTCTCAACTTGCTATTGAGTTTCAAAAGAAACTAACAAACTGTGAAGTTATAGATATATCCAAGTTAAAAATTTATCCTTGTGAGGGTAATGTTTCTAGAGAAGAAGGAAATAGATGTGGACTTAAAGAAGCAATGTTAAAAGATAGTAAGAAAAATCCTCATAATTTCATCAGATGTTGGGCATCTATGAATAACTCAGATGATGAATTATATGTTGTAGCAAACAAAATATATGAATCAGATATTATCGTGTTCTTTGGTTCTGTTAGATGGGGAAAAATGAATTCAATCTATTCTAATCTCATAGAGAGATTAACTTGGATTGAAAATATGCACTCTACTTTGCGTGAGAAAAATCCAGTTAAAGATAAAGAAGCTGGAGTTGTAGTAATGGGTCATAATTGGAAAGGAATTGAGGTTGTTGAAAACGAAGTCTCTGTTTTAAAATATTTTGGATTTAAAACACCTAAGGAATTGTCGTTCAATAGACAATGGACTAATGATCCAACAGATGAAACAAACTCTGGATATAAAAAGGATTTAAAAGATTTCTTAGAAGAAAAAACTCTTTTAGAGTCACTAAAAGAGTCTTATAAAGATTTTTCAGAATGGGTTAATAAAAAGTTATTTAGTTAACAGCAACTAATATCTTATCTCCTAAGATAGAATCTACTAAGTTTGTATCTTCTTTTTCCATCTTACGATAGTTACTAAAAACATTTTTGTAATCAGAGTTATCTGCTTTTTCTTGCAAAATATTAGAAAGAGAATCACACATAGAAGTCAATGTGTTATCATACTTGCTAAGTATATTCCAGATTGTATTCTTATCCTTGTTTGTCATAAGACAAATATAAGTATAAATCACATCATGACAAAATATTATCGATCTTATTTTCTCTGTAATTGTTGATAATTTTACAGATTAATTCGTTTTTATCCTTGTATGAAAAACCAGTCAATCCTGATATAACAGCGACAAACATAAGTGATATATCATTCTCACATTCAATTTTTTTCCACTCACCATTAAGTCTGAAAAATACATCACCATCATTAGTTATCTCTAACAACTTTTCATTATTAGGTGCATTTATTACTAATACATTTGGTTGAGTCACGAATGCGAGTCTACTTGTTAGATCAATACTACTTGTTAGATCAATACTCTGAGTCATACTAATTATATGACCTAGATATTAGATAGTTTTGAGAAATCTTTTATATTTTGGACTATATGTAAAAGGTAAATTTTCTCTACGATCTAATCTTTCTTTAAAGAGTAGAGTTTTATAAGATCTTAATGGTGAAATACTCAGTCTTTTTCTCTCAAGTCTGTAGAGGTCGATTATTCTTTTTTGTGCAAAATATACATAGAAGGCAGTATATCTTGATCTAGAGTCTGTTATTGACTCTATATTTTTATATTCTAGTTCAACACCAGGAATTCTCTCACGAAAAGTATTAACAATCCTTAGAACCTTTGTTCTGGTACCATCATAAGAATCCGTTTCCAACATTTTTGTAATGTTGTTATCTATATGTTGCTTAATTACTTCCGGTTTCATTTTCTAATATTTTACTAATTAAATAATCTCTTGTCCAACTTTTATCATCAAAAATAAATCCACAATACAATCCCGAAATTAAATATCCATCAATTGTATTGAGACCACTTTTCCTTTGCAAATGTATGAATTTTTTCTTAATTTTCCAACTTTGTGATAATATTTGAATGAAACGATCCTTAAATGGTATTAAGTAGTAAGTAGGTAACTCATTAGAGTGTCTACGCTCATCCTTATCAATTCCGTACCTAACCTTTACTCTTATTGTATCAATAACTCTAACGGAATCTTCATGAGCAGCGAATATAGGAACTTTATAGTCTAATTGTATCTTATAATCAGATAGTTTTCTAACTCTATACCGACCATCCTCGTTTTTCAATTCTTCTATAATTGGGTTCATCTTTAATAGTTTCTAAGTATGAAATTAATTTAAGTAGTTCTGTATCATCTAAATCGTCTGTAAATGGTTTAACCTGTATTAGATTACTATAGTTGTTTACAGCAGTCTCAGATTTATCATCCACGATCAGAACTTTATCTAAATTGTATCCTTTTTTCTTTAATTTATTTAAATTTTTCACACCATAGTAGTCTGAATAATCATAACTAAGTTTAATAGTACAGTTTTCTTGAGTATAAAAGAATTTTAATTTAGATTTATCAACATTAATTCCTTTTAAAATTTCTAAAGCGTAATCCTCACCAGCTGCTGTCCAGATTGCAACATCAAAATTTTCAAAAACATATTTCAAAAACTGATCAAGAAATGGTCTCTTTTTTGTATAATAAAAAGACTTCCCAAGACCTTTAAATTTGAAATCATAATCATAGTGCATTTCATATTCTAAAGGAACACTCTCAGTGTGAATTAAGGTTTCATCAATATCTAAAATGATTAAAGGTTTCACTTAGTATATATTTTTTAAATACTTTTTATTAATGTAAAAGAATAAAATGCCTGAAATAGCTCCTCCGATATGTGCCCAGTGTCCAACACCATCACCAGTTGAAAACAATGCTAATATTACTTCTAATCCAATTAGTGCAAAAAGAAGTCTTTTTGCTTTTATACCAATTGGGATAAAAAATGCGTATAGTTTTTCATCAGGATAGGCAAGTCCGAAGAATGCAAATATTGCAAAAATGGCACCAGAGGCACCAACCATTGGATGTGTAGAGTCCACTAATAACATATGAAATAATCCGGCAAATACTCCACTTATCAAGTAAAAATATGTAAACTTCTTTTCACCTAAAAAGTTTTCAACGTGACCACCTAAACTAAGAAGAGCCAACATATTAAAGGCGATATGTAGAAGACCACCATGTAGAAATTGATGTGTAATTAATTGCCATACTTGGAAACTATCACCTCTAAAATTCCATAAGGCAAAATTACCAAATATGAAGTTAGTAAGAATTAGTGATAATAGGAACGCAATTACATTTATGTAAAAGAATTTTTTAACAGTTGGTGTTGATTCAAACATTATTTATGTATTTTAAGATAAGGTACAAATATACAAATAAAAATCAAGATAACAAACTTTTTATTTTAATGTCTCTTTTGATATTTTTAAGAATTTGAATCTTCTCCATATACTCATCATACTTATCTGATGAAGGTGGTACTTTATTTGTTTCATCATTACCCATTCCACACCACCATTCTAACTTCTTTATTAAGAAATTTATGTCCCTTTCCTCTATTTGTTTTGAGTTATACTTTAAATAATCCTCTTGTATATAATGTGGCATTTTTGAAACATCATTAACTTTTTCAGAGTCATCGATGAGTATAACAACATTATCATCTTTTTTGAAAACAATATGATTGAATCTTTTCAAAGTATGATTGTCATATAAGTCTATTGACAATATGAATTCTGGGATAAATTTCATTTTACTTTCTTTTTTAACTCCGACAAATCCTCTAAGTACATATCTTTTGGATCAACTAATTTAAGTTTTTCAATCTCATCTTTCTTATTTGAAAAATCTTCTTTTAACTTTTCAAACATCTCTTTTGTTAAAGAGTAGATAGGCATCCTCAAAAGATAATCATAAGAACCATCTATCATTTCAATAGCCATAGACTCAATCTGAGATACTATTTCATCTTTTGATTTATTATTAACTACTATCTTGCCATCTAAAATTGCCTTGATAAATTTACCACGATTACCTAAAACTTTAAGTTCGTGTTGCATCTTATCCAATTGATGATCTTTTCTAATCTGGTAGTAACCTAATCTAAAATCAACAAAGTATTTTATTATATCATCAACACTTTCAAATATCTTCAATTTACCACCTTCATCAAGTGTGTTAAAATTCTCAGTTTCAGATTCTTCTAATTTCAGAAGTTTTACTATCTTTTCATCATCTAGTATCTCTAATCCAACTCTTGTAAATTTAATTGTATAGTCTATGTTGTCTTTACAGTTATCTTCATAGGATACAATATCTTTATTTTCAATTAATTTATCAAGTATCTCTTCATATTTTTCATATGTCATTGACGGTGGTAGTTCGGTAATCTTAACTGTAGATGAGTTAATTCTTTCAAATTTACCTCTTATGTGCCATTTTTTGTTATTTTCTATATCTTGTGTATATGTGCCTGTAAATCCATTTAGAGATGGTTTAACTGTTGTTATTTTTTTACCGTTAAGGTATTTAACACACACATCTATAACTTCCTTAATATCTCTATTTAATATATTAGAAGCAAAACCAACAGCGATACCTGAACCACCATTGATTAATACAGTTGGAATAATTGGTAAGAAATATTTTGGTTCTATTTTCTCACCCTCTTCTTCTTTATATTCTAATAGTTCAAAGTCTTTATAAATTAACCTAAAGTTAGCACTTAATTTAGTACCAATATATCTTGGTGCGCCTGCTTGAGGAGATCTAAGAGAACCAAACTGACCATCTTCTTCTAAAAGAGGTGCGTTATTTTTAAATTTCTGTGCTAAATTTATGATAGCATTTGATAGTGACATATCACCGTGATGATAGAATGCATCAGATGCAACTTTACCAGATAATTGAAAAACTTTAAGATTCTTCTCAGTTCCTGTTTTCCAAACTAAATTGGCAATGTGTATAATTTTTCTCTGCGTAGGTTTAAATCCATCAATTACTGAAGGTATTGCTCTACCCTCAATAGAATAAAGAGCGAATTCTTTGTATTCATTGGATAAGAATTCTGTGATAGTTTTCTGAGACATTCAATTTTCAAATTTTTATTCAGTATATATAACCGTAAAATTAAATTTGTTTAAAAACAACGATTAAAAACATACATATATATAACTATTATGAGCTTAGAGAAAAAATTTAGAAAATTAGATGATATATCACACGTACTTGCAAGACCTGGAATGTATGTTGGATCTATAAAACCACACACTGCTAAAAAATATCTTTTTGAAGATGGTAAGATGATTCAAAAAGAAGTAACCTATAATCCAGGATTTCTAAAAATATTTGACGAAATCATAACTAACTCTGTTGATGAGTACAAAAGAGAGGGTTCAAAGTTAAATACCATCAAAGTAAATATATTAGATAATAAAATTATTTCCGTATGGGATAATGGTGGTATACCAGTAGTTAAACATGACGAGCATAATGAGTGGATTCCAGAAATGATATTCTCAAATCTTAAAGCTGGGTCTAATTTTAATGACGATGAAAGTAGAACAGGTGCCGGTACTAACGGTGTTGGTTCAACATTAACTAATATCTATTCAACTGAATTTTCAATTAGTACTGCAGATGGTAAAAATCTATTTACTCAGACATTTAAAAATAATATGAGAGAGAGATTGGAACCTAAAATATCTAAATCATCTAAAAACTTTACAGAGATATACTTCACACCAGATTATGAAAAATTTGGACTGATTGAAATTGATGAGTCACATTTTAAAATGATTCAAAAAAGAGTTATCGATATTGCGGGGTGTAATCCAGGTATTAAAGTTTATTTTAATGGTGATTTAATATCAATCAAATCATTTGAAGACTATATTAAGTTCTATAAAGAATCTTACTTCTTTGAGAGTAATAAGGATAAATCTTGGTCAATTGCAGTGACATCTACTGATGATGGATTTCACCAAGTTTCTTTTGTGAATACAACAGATACTTATGACGGTGGAACACATGTTGAATATATTTTAAATCAGATCATCTCAGAGATGAGAGAGTTCTTTCAAAAGAAACATAAAGTTGATGTAAAACCATCCGAATTAAAAAATCACTTATCTATTTTTATAAATTCAACAGTTGTTAATCCAAGTTTCTCATCTCAAACAAAGGAGAAGTTAATCACTGAGGTAAAGGACTTTGGATATACTTATCAAGTTCCAGATAAAATGATTAAATCTATTTTAAAATCAGAAATTGTTGATTCTATATTAGATTGGGTTAAACAGAAAAAGAATGCTGATGATAGTAAATTAGCCAGAGAGTTAAATAAAAATCTATCTAAAATAAAAGTTGAAAAGTTAATTGATGCTAAAAATAAAGATAGATGGAAATGTTCAATGGGTATATTTGAGGGAGATTCAGCTATATCAGCTTTTAGAAAATATAGAGATCCACAATTCATGGGAGCTTTTGCCTTGAAAGGTAAGTTCACAAATGTATCTGAATTGACTAATCAAAAGCTTGTTCAAAATAATGAGGTTGTTAATTTGATGGCTGCCTTAGGTCTTAAATTAGGACAAGAACCAGATTTAAGAGATTTGAGATATGGTAGAATATTATTCTATGTTGATGCTGATGTCGATGGTAATTCTATTGCTGGTCTATTATTAAATTTCTTTAATAAGTACTGGCCAAATCTATTTGATAGAAATATGGTATATAAAGTTGAAACACCTATTGTAGTAACAATTAATAAGAAATCTAAAAAGAAACTATTATTCTATTCACAAACAGAATATAATGATTGGTCTCAAAAAGAGGATTTAAAACTCTGGGAAATTAAATACAAAAAGGGTCTTGCTGCTCTTGTTGATGATGAGTACCAAGAAATTATAAATAGTCCTAAGTTAACAAAAATTACTAAGGATGAACTATCAGATCAATATTTAGATATCTGGTTTGGTAAAAACTCAGAACTTAGAAAAAATCAAATATTGAACTAATGCCTCTACCTTATTTCGCAATGCCTTCTAAATCTACTATGGAGTTAGAACCTATTTATTCAAATCTTTTTGAATTTGTTTTAGTAACAGAGAATTATCACATTAAAGATTTATGTTACGAATTGTCTTATACAAATACATTAAATGATAATAAAATTGATGTAACTTTCTCAATAGACTCCGTTAATTTTAAGTATTTAAATTTTGATAATTTTCTAAAAGATGTAAAGTATGTTATACATGTTTCTCACGATAAAAAAGGTAGTGTTTTAAATCAATTTTTGATTTCAGTAAAATTCATTAAATCTGAGGTTAATTTTTCACATAATGATTCTAAAATACTTAATATTAAGTTAGAATTAGAAAATATCTCATCAGAAGAAATAGGTGTACCTGTATGTGAGGCATACATAAAATCACTTCAAAGGAACTATAAACTTGAAAATTTAATATAATTTTTCTATATTTGTCTGTTATGAGAACCAGGCAGTGGAGAAGATATAAAATGGAAACCATAGTCAGGAAAAGACTTAAAAGGTTTAATTCCGAAGGTTGGTGGAGTTATACAACTCCAAATGGTGATAAACTGCCTAATCATATCTGGTCTGATGAAATAGGTGGTCAAGATTCAAATTTTTATAAAAGTCACACTACAAATGGATATGAGTCCAGATATGGATCGAAATATTCACCAAATAGAAAAAGATCTACTTATTATAGAGATAGAAAACCTAAAAAAGACTCTCTAGGAACTAGAGAAAAAGACAGAGTTCTCGTATTTAATATTTTAAAAGAAAATGGACTTAAATAGTATCATACCAAAGTCGGGAGAGTGGAAGATATCTAAGAATAGAGCCTTTAGATATAATGTCGCCTGGCTTCCAGTATTTGATATTATAAGTGATACTGAAATAAATATATTCTTAGATTTAAGAAACAGTAGAGATATTTTAAAAGTTGTAAAAAATCTTCAAAAAACAGACTATAAATTTTACTTTATATCACCTTTATTTGCAGATCCAGGTCAAGATACAAGAGAGTATAACGAAGTTAATATTAAAAACTATTTAAGAAATTATTCAAAAATTCAATTTTATGATGGATTTCAAAAAATAGAATTTGATTTTATTGGAAATTTAATCGATTACTGCAAAAAAGAAAATTGTATAGATTTAGTCAAAGATATATACACTAGTGTGAATAAAGAGGTTCAAAGTAAATCTTGGGATTATTATACTAATAAACAGTATTATGATATTAAAAGAGATGATATCAGAGAAACTTTTAATTCACTCTACCGAGATATACAATTACAACAAATATTAAGATGATGAATCATAATCAAAGACAAATATTAGAAGATGGTGGTCACTTTGACTGGTGGGACTATTGGGACTTTGACTATGAGAATGACACCAATTTTTCATACTATCATGAGGATTACATTTCTTATGAAAGAACGGAAAATGGATTAGTAGATTGGTCTGATGAAATTCCACAAGCTGTTAAAAGACAACATAAGATAGATCAGATATTAAATGAAAATTTAACAGATAATACAAATAATTTAGGTAAATTCTGGCCTAAATAATTCTTAGATATCTCGGAGTATCAAATTTATCTGTCTGTATAGACAGTGCATATCTCATAATTTTAGTAATTATACTATTGGCAATATTTACATCTTGACCATAAATTTGGGACATTGCTAATACAATTTGAAGAGACTGTATTTTTGAAATTAATTTTTTCTCATTTCCAGATATATCACTTGATCGATTTGATGATGTGCTTAATAATAATTTATCTGGAGATATCTCATCTATTTCTGTCTTTAAATCAGATGCAGTTTCTTCTAATTCAGAAATATCTAAATCAGATAATTCAGTTGTTGACTGAATCGGTGTAAAAGATACCTTACCTTTATAAGAATCAATTATTCTCTTCATCGCCTTAAATGATATTTTACCGTGTCTGGATGAAGAACCCTCAACCTCACCATCAATATCTTGTTTTTTAGAAGTATCAGATGAGTCTAAGTTTAAAACTCTCGATTTATGATCCACATCTTTATTATTTCTGTATTTCCAGGTAGAAAATGTTGATATTTTAGATCCAATTCCTTTAAGAGGATTACTATTAACCATTAATGTAGACATCTCAAATTCTGGTAGTTCTTTCTCAGCCTCTCTGTTTGTAATGATCTTGAATTCGGAACTTTTATCAATTTTCTTTAATGATACCGGAATCAATTTTTTCTCATCAAAAAATTTATCAACAATAGCATTTAACTCAGATATATTCTTCGTAGATTTAACTTCTCTTAGAATCTGATTTTTATACTTCACAGATATCATATAGACATCAGCTGGACACCACTTTGTTATATTGATATCCCTGAAGTCACCAGATATTGACAGTTTTTTAAATTGATTAGCTATTACTACATAGATAGAGTCCACATCTTTATTACCAACATGGTATATCAAATATTTCTCATTTCGATCTATAAAATTATATCTATTCGACCATAATTTATTAGGTATTCTATAGAATGTAGATAACCAGTTTTTATCTTGAAGAAAATCTTCTAATAACTCTTCAGTGATTTTAACATTGATATTTAACTTAACTAATGATTCATTACTCTCCAATAATTCAATATATCTTCTAAAAAATCTAAATATATTCGCTGATGTTATCATTTGATCAGGAAAAGCTTGTTTAACTCCTAAAAATATACACTGAATTGATTCAAATTCTCTAATTAATCTACCAGCCCCTTTTGACCCAAATTCTTTTGTCTTTTTAAATTGATTTAATTGATACTCTTCATCATCCTCGTCTTTGAAAACTTTAATGAATCTATTTCCCCTTTTAAAGTAAGAATTAGCTTTATCTATATCGTAGTTACCATCTGGATCTGTTATATTATCAATAGCATCTTCTGGTTCAACCCATTCACCATCATCTTTCATCTTATCAACAACTACACTTTTATTATTAGTAGTTGATAGTATTTGATGGTCTTTTAATTTTTGAACTAAAATATTACCTCTAAACTCTCCATCTATTGTTTTACCAAGTTCTCTTAGATTAAGTTCAGCCTCTTCATTAAATTTGTTATATGAGCGTATCTTAGACATATCATTATATATTAAAATGAGATTTTACAATCTTCAACTAAATTCAAGTTACCCACTATAAATAAAAAATAATAATTTTTAATGTTATTAAACTGTATAATCGATGGAAATTACATACTTTCGAGATTAGTTTTTACCTTACATAAGAATAATTTACTTTATGGTGCTCTAACTCAATCGTTAGAAAACTCTATTAGTAACTACAAGAAGATGTATCCTTTTTGTAATATCTATGTTGTATCTGACTCAAAAGAGAAATCTTGGAGAAAGAACTTAAATTCAAATTATAAAGCAACTCGTAAAAAAGACTCAGATATTGATTGGGGATTTGTTTATAAGGCATATGATGAGTTTAAATCATCTTTAAAAGGTGTAAAACTTTTAGAAAGTCCAAGAATTGAAGGAGATGATTGGATATCATTTTTAGTTCAAAAAAATAATGAAAGAGGTCAATCAAATTTTATTGTATCAAATGACTATGATATAAAACAATTAATTAGATTTGATCTAGATGCTGAATGGATAAATTTCATGAGTAATGAAATGTATAATCAAGAAAAGATATTCTTACCTAAGAACTATCAAATATTTTTAAATAAAGTTGGAAATAAAAATAACAATGACATTTTTGATTTAAATGATAATCAAGAATTCATTAACTTAATGAACAGATTTATTAATAAGTATAATTTAAATGAAATTAATAGTATTCAATCACTATTGATAAAAGTAATATCAGGTGATGTTAGTGATAACATACAATCTGTATACCATAGTACAAAATCTGGTAAGGTTAGAGGAATTGGTGCTAAAGGTGCTCAATCTATTTATGAAACATACTTATCAGAATTTGGAGATCCTTCATTACAAGACCCTGATCTATTTGAAAATATTGCGGATATTATTTGTGAAAAGAAAAAGATATCTAAAACTAATATTGAACATATTGTGAACAAGATCCAAAGCAATATGAAGTTAATAGATTTAAGAGTACACAACTTTCCGGATGAAATTGTTAATAATATGAATCAAGTTTATAACGGTATTTAAAATGGCTGAACTAATAGATGTAGCAAACGCACTTTTTAGGAATAAAAAAGACTGGAAAAATATAACTATTGAAGATAAAGAGAAGTTCTTTTTTATCTTCAATAGGTATTTTTCTAAAAAATATCCAACAAAAGCACAATTTTTAAATAATAAAAATGTTGACAAATCATCTTGTTTAGATTTATGGTACTACTTTATGTTAGATAAACCTTATCCTAATTGGTTTTGGAGTAAGAGTGGTAAAGTTGATAAATCATCTTTAGATAATAAAGATTTTAATTTACTAATGATGAAGTTACAACTTAATAAAGAAGATGATTTAGTTTATTTAGTTGATAAATATCCTGATTTTATCGAAGAAGAATTGAAATTTTATAAAACAAAAGTTAAATAATATGGCAGAACAAATGAATTGGTACGCTATTCGTACTCAAAATAACAGAGAAAAATCTGTTTTAGAGAAGTTAGGTTTGGAATTAACCAGAGAAGGTTTATCAGACATTCTTGGTAGAACAATCATTCCTACTGAAAAGGTTTTTAGTGTTAAAAATGGTAAAAAAATTGCTAAAGACAGAATTCTCTATCCAGGCTATCTGTTTATACAAACATCACATGTCGGTGAGATAAATAACTTTCTAAAAGGTATCAGAGGTTCTGCTGGATTTGTAAGAACCAAAAGTGGAGATGTTTCACCACTACAAGAATGGGAAGTTAAAAGAATGCTTAATGATCAAGAAACTAACGATAATATAACCCCAGATACTACATTATTCTCAGCTGGAGAAGAAGTTAAAGTTATTGATGGAGCATTTAGTACTTTCAAAGGTACTGTTCAAAGTATTGACGAATCTAAGAAGAAATTGAAAGTAGAAGTTCTTATTTTCAGTAGACCAACTATGGTTGAGTTAGATTTCTTCCAAGTCGAAAGAGCATAATATGGCAATCTTTGGTGGAGTCATACCAAAGGATCGTAAAATATACGGTAACTGGCAGGTACAATCTCCAGATGGAATTCTCATGTTCAGATGTGATGAGAAGAAAGCAATGTGGTATGTTAAAAGAAATCTTGGTGATATCATTAGTAATGATCCTAAGGTTGTAAAGCTTAATTTCAAACCTAATGGATTAGGAAATCATCAAAGAAGTTATGGATTAACAGAGATGTTAAATATCTGTGTTGTCTGTGGTACAAATGAATTTTTAACAAGACATCATGTTGTACCTCACTGTTATAGGAAATACTTCCCACTTGAAATAAAGTCACACAATTTTCATGATGTTCTTTCTGTTTGTGTACATTGTCACGACAAGTATGAAAGAAAAGCTGATGATTACAAAACACAATTATCAATAATTTATAAAGCTCCAATAAATGGTGAACCAATTGATAATAGAGAAATTATTAGGGCTAGAAAACTTGCTAATTCTTTGATGAATTTTGAAAGTGTAATGCCTGAAAATAGAAAACTTGAAATTAAGAATCAAATAAAATCTATTTTAGGTATTAAAAAATTACATAAATCTAGATTAGATAAGTTATTAAACATAGAGGTTAAACATTCTAATAAGACACATGGTGAAATAGTAGTATCTAAATTAGATGATATAAAAGAATTTATGGTCTCTTGGAGAAAGCATTTTATTGAGAATAATGATTGCAAATTTTTACCAAAAGATTGGTCTGTAGAATGAGAAAACTTGATAGACAATTACTTGATAAAATAAAAAAGGCTTCTAATATTATTAATACGAAGTCAAGACAATCTGGATCAAATTGGATTGTAACATCTACTGCTGTCGCAAGTGAGATGGATAAAATTTTTAATCCTGAGAGAAAAAAAGAAGAAAGAGATAAAAAATTAAATCAACTGCTTAGTATGAGTGATAAACAATTAAAATATGATATTGCCTATTTAAAAATGGCAAAAGAATGGTCTGAACTTTCACACTGTGAAAGAAAGAAGGTTGGAGCATTAATCGTTAAAAATGGAATGATTATATCTGATGGTTATAACGGAACACCATCTGGATATGATAATTGTTGTGAAACTGAAAATTGGGAAACACATTGGTACACTATTCATGCTGAATCAAATGCTATTTTAAAATGTGCAAGATGGGGTCATTCTTGTGAAGGTGCTACTTTGTATCTGACACACTCACCTTGTAAAGATTGTTCTAAGTCTGTACTACAATCAGGAATTAAAAGAGTTGTATATATAGAAGACTATAAAGACCTTGAAGGAGTTAACTTTTTGATAAACTCTGGAATTCAAGTTGAAAAAATTAATATTTAATATGTCATTTGATGTAAGTTTATTTTCCAAAATGGAAAAACAAGATCCTCAATTCTATTTTAATGATAGTTTAGATGTATCTTCATTGAAAATTTTATATGATAATTGTATGAGAATGGGATCTGGTGATAATTCTAATGTTGAAATGGCTACCGTTCATCCTGATATATGGTTCGGTGAATACTTTGACTTTTTCAGAAAAAAAGTTAAAATGGTTGTTAAAGGACCGCTTTTTCAATTAGTTCAAGTTGAAGGTAATAAATTGGTGGCTAAGAATTATAGTTGTGATATGGTTTCATTTAACTCGGATAAAGAATTAGAGGAATTTTTAGAGAATCAAACTGAGTATGGATCTATAGCCATTTTCTGTCTAGTTAAGTGGTTAAATGTAAAAACATTAGCAGTAACTTGGAATTTAAAATATAAAGATATATCTACAAAAGAAGAGATTAGAAATAAAAAGATAAGTACTATTTTATAAAATAATATATAGTATATCAAGAATAGTCAAGTGAAGGGATGCGTAGGGATGGACTATATCTGAAAAAATAAAAAAATTATGGACTCTGAGAGTTGTATATCAAGTAATGAAGGAAAAAAAGAAAAGACTAGCAACAGTATTTCTAATGATAGCGATGTTTCTGAACCCGCTAGGGTTCGACGCAGTTCAATTGATTCTGATAGATTTAACAGGATCTTATTGGAGTGCGAATTTGGCTATGTATTGCCTTGCGGGATTATTCTTTGGACTTTATTTTTACTTTTCTGGAAATAATCCAATTAGAGAAATTAAAGATATATTTTTAAGTATTTACTACAACAAAATTAAACACTTTAGGACTAAAGGTTGATTATAAAAACACACATATAAAATGAAGATATCAAAATTTACAGATTTTATAAATGAAAATGTTTATGAAACTCCTGAAGAGTATGTTAAAACAGCTCTACATAAATTAAAGATCAAAATAGAGTCTTATTTTGAAGAGAATAAAGAGGAAGCTACTGATGATAATTTAATTAAAATGAGTGATGCTTTAAAGAGAGGTCAGAAAGAAGAAAAGGATAAGTCTAAAATATCTTTTCAAGATTTAGGTTTAAATTTAGTTGATAGCGAGTTTAGTAAATATTCAGCACTTAATGATAATATAAAATTTTATTTTGAAGACAGTGATAAATCTAGATATGATCTTTACATATCTATACCATTAGAAGAGGCAATAGTTAAAGATAAAACAAAAAATTTCTCTTATAAAGATATTAAGAACTGTTATGTTAAATTTAAGAAGTATGATGAAGATGGTACTGTCTATCCAGTTTTAAGTAAAAATGTTGAAATAGAATCAATAGATGACAACTTCTTAGTTGATCTTAAAATTGAATATGATAAAAACTTTGGAAAAGAGGAAAATCTAGAGATCGAGGTAGGGGAATAATGTTCTTAAATACATAATTTATGTATAATATAGTTACAAGACCAACTTTAATTAATGAATTAAAAAAGTCCAAATATTATCGTCAAAATTTAGGACTTGTTACCACTGTTGAACATAATGGTCAGCGAAGGTACAATGAAAAGGATAAGTTCAGCTTTTTCTATAACAATCAATATAAAACCAATATTAATATGCAGGGAACAATTGGTGATATAATAGTTTATATTGACTATTATATAAACGAGGATGTTTTTGCGCTATATTATAATGCAGAAGAGTTTATTTTTAATTTCGATTCAAAAATGGTAAAAGATAAAGGTATTGATTTTTATTTAGGACATCTATTAAAAACGATGGAGACTCAATATGAAGAAAGAATGAAGATAGCTGAGGAAAAGAAACTTGAAGTTAAAAAAGAAGGAAATGCGGAAACACTGAAAGTTAATCCAGGTGCAGTTACTTATGATGATGTGAAGAAGTATTTAGAACAGAAAAATAAAAATAGATTTAGTTCAGAAAATTCCTAACTAGAAAGTAGTAGATTTCTTTTTTGGTTTCTATATCAAAGTCATCAAAGTCAAATTGATAATCTAAGTTATTTTCTATTTTGTGTAGATAGACTTTTTTCTTATCTTTTCTCCACTCAATTGTGTTAAATAATAACCCATTTGATAACTCAATATCAATTACAACCTCGAATAGGTCTATTGCTAACCATTTAATTACAGGTATTATTTCCTTTTTATAGTCTATCATAAATTATATATTAATCTATATTTGAAAATAAATCACCAACTGTTATTTATTTAAAATTATAAATGATTTTTTAAAAAATAATATATAATCTATTATGATTAAAAAATTTGTGGACTTTTTTAAAGCTAATAAAGGCAATCCAACAAAATTAGATGTAAATTATCTATCTGATTTTATCAGAGATTTAATGAATAATTTAGGAGATCTAAGTGGTGTATACTGTAAACGTATTCAGAAAGCTGTCCCAAGTGACATCTCTGATATGTTTGAGTATCGATACACTATTAGATTTGACTTAAACAATATTAATATCGAAGAGTTTAAAAATGAATTTAAAAGTATAATTTCACACTTATCATCAGAAGATTTATATGTATTATTTGACGATACTAAAATAAAAACAGTTAAACAAGTTGATAAAATTTTACCAAAAGACAATCCAACGAATGAGTTGCACCATCTTCGTAATAGGTATCAATCGCTTGGTTATGATGATCTATGGTCAAAAGCATTACACTCAATAGATTCTGAAATTTTCTGGAATGTTGATCATTCCATAACAATAGTACACAAAGATTATATAGAAAGATGAAAAAAATAACAGAGGAATTACTAAGAGATGCATTTATTGATTTAATTGATAATGGTTGGATTCCTAGAATAGGAAGTGAACATTATGTTGTTCATAGTGATGGAAACGGAGAGTCAGGTAAAACAATTTCACAAGCTTTAAAAAGATTTTTAGATAGTACTAAAGTAGATCAGGTAGAATGTAATAAACAAATTGTAATTTACATTAGTAGACCAAGTCATAATGTTTTAAATTTCAAAGAATATAAAGAGTTTCAACAAGATTTTTTAGGATGTTTAGGTAATTTCTGTGATGAAATTGGAGTTGATGAGGATAAAGTTAGTGTTGAAAATGGATATGGAGTGGAATACACAATATCTATAATTCAAGATATGTTTATGATTAATAATATTAACAAGTTTATTATTATTCAGAAAATATTCAATACTAAGTATAACGGTAAAATTTCAATTGGTCTATATGACGATGGTATAAAATTAAATGTCAATAAACACACTAAATATATTAAAGATCTAAGCTTTGTACAAGATTACAAAGACACATATGAAGAAGCAATGCAAATGATTAAAAAAGATTTTGATATAGAAGAAAAAGATAATTCCATATATTTGCATCCAAAATTTGAATTCATAAAGAATGAAAATATTTAACTACATAGAATTTTTAAAAGAATCAACAGACTTATCATCACACTATCTTCCAACTTATGAAGATTGTGTCGAGATGTGCTCTAGAGAAGAGTCTCCATTCTATGAGTCTAAATTTGTGATTGATGGATATCCAATATCTGTTTTCAATTACCGACTTGCTCAATATCGAGATTTTGTCACTCCATTAGAAAATAGACCAGAAGTTAAAGCATATGAAATGAGAGGTCTTACTTTCGTATTTAATACTGATGGTACTCTATATAAAAGATTCTTACTACTTGAGAAGTTCTTTAACTTAAATCAAGTACCAGAGTCTGCATACTCTATTGTTAAAAATTACAAAATAAAATTTGTAAACAACAAAGAGGATGGATCTATTGCATCATATATTCAATTACCAAATGGTAAAATTTTAGGTAAATCTAAAATGGGATTTGATAATGAACAAGCTAATGGTATCAATAGAGTTTATAGAACCAGAGCAGATGTTAAAGAATTTGTTGATTGGTGTATAGATAACAATATTACTGCAATTTTTGAGTATGTATCTCCTGCAAATAGAATTGTATTAAGATACTTGGAAGAGGATCTTATTCTTTTGAGAATGAGAGATAATTCTACTGGAAAACATTTAAATATAAAAGATCACTTAGATAAGATATCTACTATCAGAATTGCACCATTTGAAGATGATTCTAAAGATTTAGATTCACTTATTGAAGTGAATGCAACTCAAGTTGATAAAGAAGGTGTGATTGTTCAAACTGAGGATGAATATGGAAAAGATTTCTTTTTCAAAATCAAGACTCCTTGGTATTGCGAGCGTCATGGTCTTCTTACAAATGATTTGTATCGTGAACATATCATCGTAGGTTATATCTTAGATGATAAGATTGATGATATCTTAGGACAAGTCCCAGAAGATGAAAAAGAAGCACATGAGAGAATTAATAAGATAATTTCTATTATCAAGAAGGCGGTTAGTGATAAAGAAGAAGATATTAAGAAATCATATCAAGTATTCCTTGATATGGGTTCTGATAGAAAGGAATATGCTCTTAAATACTATAAGAAAGAACCAAACTTTGGTTATGTAATGCAAATGACTAAAGGGATTGAGCCGTATGAACTCGCAAAAGATTGGGTCAGAGATCAAAATGAAAGACTTTTAAAGTCAAGAGACTTCTTGAAGAAGAAAGATCCAACACTATTCTTTCAAGAGTCTGATCCTGAAAATGAAGATAATTAAGACACTTTTAAAGTTGTCTTTTTTCTTTTAAAATAGACAGTTTGTACTATATTACAATTTTTAGTTAATATATAATGCAAGGAACTAATACCAATGTCTTTATGGAAAAGTTATTTGATGTTAGCGATGTCTTTAATACTGACATTGAACTTGTTCTCACAAGGTTGCTATAATGCTGACTTCGAACTAGGTAATTTCACTGGATGGCAAGGTAGAAGAGGTGAATGTTGTCCAATAGCTTTACCAAATAATGGAATTGTAAATGGTAGACAAACACTAATGACACAAGGTATAGATCCAAATACTTGTGGTGGACTATCAACTGTATATTCTGGTAGTTTCTCTGCTAGATTAGGAAATGATAATATTGGAGCTGAAGCTGAGGCTCTATCGTTTACATTTATTGTTACTCCACAAAGTACACTAGTTCAATATGCATATGCGGTAGTATTTGAAGATCCAGGACATACTGATGATGAACAACCAAGATTTAATTCAAGAGTTAGACGATCAGACGGTAGTGTAATAGAATGTACAGAATATATGGTAACAGCAGCCTCTAACCTACCAGGGTTTCAAAGCTGCCCAAGTATTGATAGTCAGGGAGATCCCGTTAATATCGCTTGGAGAGATTGGTCAACTGTTTCTGTTGATTTGAGCGCATATGTCGGCCAAACCGTTACTTTGGAATTCGAAACAGGTGACTGCTCACTCGGTGGACACTTTGGGTACGCTTATATAGATGCTATATCCTGCTCACCAAATCAAATAAATGTTCAATACTGTTTAAATCAATCCGAAGCCGTATTATCGGCACCATTTGGTTTTGCAACATATTTATGGGAAACTGGTGAAACAACACCAAGTATAACTGTAGATCCAACTCTATATGATACACTTAGTTGTTATATAACAACAACTACAGGTTGTGAATTAACATTAGAAGCAGCTTTAGAGCCAACAATACCAACACCATCTTTTACATATACTGGTGAGTGTGAGGGTACTTTCAATTTCACAAACACAAGTACAATTTCTAACAATGGATTAGGAACTTACTTATGGAATTTCGGGGATGGAACAACATCTACATTAACAAATCCATCACATATATACATCTCACCAGGTACGTATATTGTCACATTAGAAGTTATAACTGATAACGGTTGCACTGATCAAATATCGCAAAATATAAATGTTTATCCAATTCCAACAGCTAGCTTTTTGGTAAATGATAATTGTCTTGGAAATCCAACATCATTTATAAACACAACACCACCAGAGTTTGGATATAACATAGAATATACTTGGTTGTTTGGTAATAATATCTCATCACAGTTACAATCTCCAATTTATACATATCCGAATTCTGGAACATATAATGTTGATTTAATAGTTAGAATACAAGGCACAAGTTGTAGAGATACAGTTTCTGATGTTGTTAATATTAGGCAAAATCCAGTTTCTAGCTTTTTAGCTCAAAATAATTGTCAAGGTATTCAGACACAATTTTTAAATAATTCACAAACACCATCTTGGTCAATATCTAATCAATATCTGTGGTCATTTGGAGAATTTGGATCAACATCACTTCTTCAAAATCCAACATATACATATTCTTCAGAAGGAACATATAATGTAAATCTTTTAGTTTTATCAACTGATGGATCTTTATCCTGCTCATCAAACATTACTAATCCAGTAACAATATATCCTAACCCTATTGTTAACTTTACTAATTCTGGTAATCAATGTGTAAATAGTGATATACTATTTACAAATTTAAGTACAATATCACCAACATCACAAATTATAAATTATGTTTGGAATTTTGGAGACAATATAATTTCGAATGTACCAAATCCAACACACACTTATACATCAGCAAATACATTTAATGTTACATTAACGGCTACATCAAATTTTGGTTGTGTAGGTACTGACCAAGGTCCAATTGTTATAAATCCACTGCCGGTTGTATCTTTTACTCCTAATAGTGGTGCTGGATGTCCACCATTAACACTGGATTTTAATGACTCCTCTTCTGGTATAATAAATTCTTGGAACTGGAGTTTTGGAGATGGTCAATTTTCAAGCTTACAAAGCCCAACACACACTTATAATTCAAGTGGAGTTTATCAAGTAACTTTACAAGTTACAAACATAAATGGATGTACTTCAAATTCATCACCAGCTATTATCTTAGTTAGACCGACACCGACTGCTGGATTTACTGTATTTCCAACTGAAGTTGATGAATATAATCCTTTAGTAAGTTTTACAAATTATTCAGTAGGTGCTACAAGTTACACTTGGGATTTTGGAGATGGTACTTATAGTTCTCTATCTAATCCACAACACTCTTATTTATACTCAGGTAATTTTTTAATAACACTACTGGCAGAAAATCAATATGGTTGTGTCGATAGTTCTTATGGTACTGTGAATGTAACTCCAATATTTACTTTTTATATACCAAATGCCTTTACACCAACAGATGATAAAAGAAATGAAGTATTTTATGGAAAGGGTACAAATTATAAAAGTGTTACAATGCAAATATTTAATAGATGGGGTGAGAAGATTTTTGATCAAACTTCGTCTGAACCACCTATTTGGGATGGTACTTTAAATGGTGTAGATTGTCAAATAGATGTTTATGCATATCAGTTTTTTGTAACTGATGTTTTCGATGTTACACACGTTTATAGAGGTAGAGTAACATTAGTCAGATAAATTTAAACTTTTAATTATTTTTTTCATAGAATAATCTACTGTAAATGAATATGACAAAATGTCATATCAATGTGTCAAATGTAGTAAAATAAACTAATTTAAATTTTTGGCATACAATTTGAAAATCAAGTTATAAAAAAATAAATTATATGAGCAAAAACGTAATTATAGGAATTGATTTGGGAACCACAAACAGTGCTGTAGCTGTGGTTGAAGGAAATGACCCAATTGTAATCACAAATTCAGAAGGTAAGAGAACAACACCATCAGTTGTTGGATTTACTGACAAAGATCGTAAAATCGGAGATCCTGCCAAAAGACAGGCAGTAACTAACCCAGAAAAAACAGTTTACTCTATTAAGAGATTCATTGGTAAGGATTTTTCAATCTGCACAGATGAAATCAAAAGAGTACCTTATAAAGTAGTTAAAACTGGTAATAATGTTCCGGCAGTTCAAATCGATGATCGCAAGTATACTCCTCAGGAAATTTCAGCGATGATTCTTCAAAAAATGAAAAAAACTGCAGAGGACTATCTTGGTCACGAAGTTACAAGAGCAGTTATTACTGTACCCGCATATTTTGGAGATGCTGAAAGAACTGCAACTATTGAGGCTGGTAAAATAGCTGGTCTTGAAGTTGAGCGTATTATCAATGAACCAACTGCTGCAGCTTTGGCATATGGCCTTGATAAAAAGAATAAAGATGCTAAAATTTTAGTATTTGACTGTGGTGGTGGTACACACGATGTATCAGTACTTGAAATCGGTGACGGTGTTTTTGAAGTAAAATCTACTGATGGTGATGTTCACTTAGGTGGTGACGATTTCGACAATGCTATTATTAACTGGATGGTTGAAGAGTTTAAATCTGAAAACTCAATGGATCTTTCTAAAGATCCAATGGCCCTTCAAAGATTAAAAGATGCCGCTGAGAAAGCTAAGATTGAATTAAGTTCAACAACAGAAAGTGAAATTAATCTTCCTTATATTACTGCAAAAGATGGAATGCCTCTACACTTTGTTAAGAAAATGACAAGGTCTAAATTTGAACAATTGACATCATCACTTGTTGATAGAGCTATTCAATGTGCTAAAAATGCACTCACAAATGCAAAGATAAAGGCATCAGACATTGATGAAATTATTTTAGTTGGTGGGTCAACAAGAATTCCATCAATTCAAGAGGCAATTGAGAAAAATTTTGGTAAAAAGCCAAATAAATCTGTAAATCCTGATGAAGTTGTTGCTATTGGAGCGGCTATTCAAGGAGCAGTATTAACTGGAAACATCACTGATGTCCTTCTTTTAGATGTTACTCCACTTTCTTTAGGTATTGAGACTATGGGTGGTGTATTTACAAAACTAATTGAAGCTAACACTACTATACCAACTCGTAAATCTGAAGTATTCTCTACAGCATCTGATAACCAACCTTCCGTAGAAATACATGTACTACAAGGTGAAAGACCAATGGCTCGTGATAATCGTTCACTTGGTAGATTCCATCTTGATGGAATCATGTCAGCACCTCGCGGTGTTCCAAAAATTGAATGTACAATTGACATTGATGCTAATGGCATACTTTCAGTAACTGCAAAAGATCAGGCAACTGGTAAAGAAAATAAAATACGAATTGAAGGTGGATCTCAACTTTCTAAAGAAGAAATCGAAAGAATGAAGGCGGAAGCTGAAGCAAATGCTGAATCTGATAGACTTGAGAAAGAGAAAGTAGATAAATTAAATCAAGCTGATAATATGATTTTCCAAACAGAAAAACAAATTAAAGAGTTTGATGAGAAATTGACCGAAGATGATAAGACTGAGTTGAACTCAATTTTAAATGAATTGAGAACAGCTCATAAAGATCAAGATATTACTAAGATTGATTCTGAGATGGAAAAACTAAATGAATCTTGGAATAAAATTAGTACAAACTTGTATTCACAGGCTTCTACTCAAGAACCACAACAAGATGGTCAACCTCAAGCAGAAGACATAAACTTTGAAGAAGTTAAGTAAAACTAAAAACCCACTCATTTGAGTGGGTTTTTTTATTTTTAATAATCATCCTCTTCTATTTCATCATATCCACCACTTGTACTTTGTAATAGATAATTTGCTTTTATAGATTCACCATCGTTTGAAATTTCACCAGTTTCATTATTTAAATACATGAGTGAATCAAGATATGGAAATTCATCATCCCATTTTTGAAGATCAACTATTATAGTTGGTGTACTTTTAACCTCAGCGCCCTTTTCAATTGAAAATCCGCTTCCTGAATTTTGATTTCTTTTAGACCACCAGCCATTTCTATCTGCAAATTTTTTGAATAGATCAATATCACTATCTTTTGCAGTGTAAATTCTATCCATGAATTTATATCCATCTCTTGTTGTCCAAAGAAGTGCTCTTCCTATTATCTTTTCAGATTTATATTTACCATCTTGGATTTTACCACTTTCATCATATAGTATAACCAAATTACAAATATCTGGATTAGCTCTATAAATATAAAGCCAAGAATCTGGAACTTCTGCCATACAAGAACTTCCTAAAGTCCCCTTATTTGTCCCATAAGTATAATTTTCATAATTGTACCAGTGTATAATATCAAAAGCCTTGACAACATCAAATTTATTGAATGCGTCATTGATAATATCAATTGTAGATTTGTATTGATTTACAAACTTTTCAATTTCAGCATCATTTGATTGGATACCAGCTGCTCTAAGAAGAGCTCTAATAACTCTTCCTATTTTTATCTTATTTCTACTTGTGCTCCAAACTTTGTCAAAGCTGGCATCATAAGACTCTAAAGCCTCTTTGTTTATAATTGTTCTTTTACCTTTATCACCCTCACTCGTACACTCAAAAAGACAGTATATTTTACCAGTTGTTCCAGTAGTTTCACCTAATATTTTACCAACTGTTCCAACCTCTGGTTGATAAACACTTTCAGGTCTTTCATGATTTAGTCTATCATAGATATGTTGATTTCTTTCAGAATTTGTTAAATATCTTCCACTATCAACCACTTTATATACTTCTTCTTTACCAGCTATTATTTCTTGAGCTTTTCTATCAGGTGTGAAACTCACACTATCATTTTCTTCAGTAACATCAATATAGTTGTATTGAACATCAACATCATTATTTTGCAATGACATTATTTTTTTAGATAATGGTGTATCTATGGAGTTTAATGCACCCAAAAAACCCTTTGAGAACTTAATATTAGACTCAAAGAGTTTTTCTAGCTTTTTTTCAAGTAAATATTCTGAATAACTAATCATTTAATAGTTAAATAATTTTATTTATATATTAAATCTTTAAGTTGATTTGTCAGTCAGCCATAATTAGTTTTATGTAATTTACTTTTTTTGACCTTATATTCACCTGTAGAGATTATACCAGTTCCTTCTAAAAGTGAATTGAGAGATGTAATTTTTTTATTTATCCAGATACCTTTTTTTCTGTAATAAATTCTTGCCATAACATGACCAAGTTCAGTCACGTAAATTTGTTCAAGGAGGCCCACACCGTCAGGTGTGTCAACCTCAGTTTGGATAAGGTCTTTCAACTCATTTAAATGTTATTTTTTTGTTATTTTTATAATATGTTATATATAACATTTTTTTTATTAAAAATGTGATTTTTTCAAAGTTTTTTCAGATGATTTTAATATTCAACTTTTGCCTTATTTAGCCTTATAAATATAAAATTATAATATCCGTTAATGAATATAAAAGTTACACCAGAAGATTTGGTACGAAGATGCCTTTGGGATCACTATGTTTACTATGTAGTTGGATCTGACAAAGAAGGTGAAAAAATATTAAAAGAGAATAAAGAATTTGAAATATCAGAAAGAGACGCATTAGTTGTTGGATTATTAAAGGTGATTGAGACCGATAACTTAATACATAAGTTTAATACTTATCTTGTAGATTTCCTAGCTAATAAGTCTATAAATAACAATAATCAAGTATTGATTAGAAAAAAAGCATTAGAAATTTTTGTAGATAAGTTCTTAGATAAGTTTCCAGACTATTGGATTCCAAACAGTGTATATAAGCAGTCATTATCAGAGCTTGTTGACTACATCGATGATTTCAAAATTAAAATAGAAAAATTAGATGTTCAGAAAGTATCTGACCAATTTGGTACTTATGAGTTTGTTGTTTCAAATAATGTAAAAAAATTACTTTCATTTAATTATTAATATGGATACAGTAGAATTTTTAAGAGAAAAGAAACTTCTTGGTGAGGATAATAAGAAGTTCAAAATTATTCACGATGAAGCAGGTGAATTAGTTTTAAATGAGATAATGGATGAGTATGCTGAGATTAAATCAAAAGACTCATACATGAGACTCTATGCTGAATTTGAAAACTATAAGAAGCGTGTTCAAAAAGAAAAAGAAGAATTAGTAATTAGCACTAAGGGTAAAATGTTAAATTCAATTCTTGATTTAGATAATGATTTACACATAGCAAAAAAATCAATTGGTGAATCTGAGGGAATTAATATTATTCTTAATAAAGTTCATAATTTTTTGAAAAATCAAGGAATTGAAGAAATTCAAACAGAGACATACGATTCTGATTTACACGAGGTGGTTTCAATGTTAGAGACTGGTGAGAAAAAAATAATTGATGTTGTATCAAAAGGATATACAATAAATGGTAAGCCATTTAGATATCCAAAAGTTATTTTATCAAAATGAGTGGTGACTTTAAATCATTAAAGGACTTAGATAATGAGATTCTTTATAGCACATTGTGTGGAGGAATAAATAACACAGAGGATGTTAAACACCTTAAAGAGTTATTTAAAGACTCCACAACTTTACACTATGATTTATTTACCGATCCAGTTTTCTATAAAAAAATAGAGAACTCTAATAGTCCAATTGAGTATATACTACCGACTCTTAGAAGAGCTTATTCTATGTTTTTTATTAATAAGCCAGGTATTTTCTCATCAGTACCGGGTGAGATACATAACTATAGACTTGAATTGTATCAATTGCAATTTAATTTAAGAGAATTTTTGGAGTTCTTATCAAATAAATTTTTAAAAAATCATGATAAATTAAATGACTTTGAAAATATTGATACTAATTCTGAAATTCTAACCTTAATAGTAGAAGATTATATAGGATCTAAAATTAGTTATTTAGCTTCTATTTCAGTTGATGAGATGAAAAAAGAAATTAGAGATATAAAATTATCCAGACATCTAAGTATATAGTGGTATAATTTTTGTTAAAATAAAATAAAAAGAATAATTAAAATATGAGTAAAGATTATTATCAAATACTTGAAGTTGATAGAGGATCATCAGCTGATGAAATAAAAAAATCATATAGAAAGATGGCTATGAAGTATCATCCGGATAAAAATCCAGGTGATTCTACAGCTGAAGAAAAGTTTAAAGAATGTGCTGAGGCATTTGATGTATTATCAGATCCACAAAAGAAACAAGAATATGACACATATGGTTCTGTAGGTGGTAATTTTGGAGGAGGTGGAAGTCCATTTGGTGGATTCGGAATGGATGATATCTTTTCAAGATTTGGTGATATTTTTGGATTTGGAAATATGAATTCTCAAAGACAAAATAGAAGAGGAAACGATCTTAGAATAAAAGTTGATGTAACTATCGGTGATATTATAAAAGGTGTTGATAAAACACTTAGATATACAAGACAAGTTAAGTGTAATACTTGCGATGGGTATGGTGGTAGAGATTTAACAAATTGTGGTATTTGTCAAGGAACTGGACAAAGAAGAGTTGTTCAACAAACTCCATTTGGTACAATTCAACAGATAATTAATTGTACCTCTTGCAATGGTCACGGACAAATTACTAAAACAAATTGTAATAATTGTAGAGGTCAGGGAACTGTTCCTAAAGAAGAAACAGTAGATATAAAAATACCAAGTGGTGCAGTTGGTGGTGTAAACTTATCAATGAATCAAATGGGAAATTGGATAAAGTTAGGACAACCAGGTGACTTAATTATTCACATAGAAGAGAAACAAGATCCTTTTTTTAAAAGAGAAAATAATAATTTAGTTTATGATCAATATGTTTCAGTTATCGATGCAATTTTAGGAAAGGAATATAAAATATCAACACCACATGGTGAAATGAGCTTCTCAGTTCAACCTGGAACTGAACATGGAAAGGTACTGAGATTTCAAGGAAAGGGTGTTCCAGATCTTAATCTAAGAGGTGCAATTGGTGATTTATTTATCAGAATGAATATAAAGATTCCTCAAAACATCTCGACGAGTGAGAGAGAAATTCTATCTAAATTAAAAGAATCACCTAATTTTAACTAAGTCTATCAATTGCAAACTGTAAATTAGATTTAACCCGATCAACATAATGGTCGGGTATTTTATTTTCAAACAGTAGTCTTTCACATGCTTCTTTAGATTCTTGAAAATTTCCAGCCCAAAAAGCTAAAATAGAAAATTCATCTAATATTCCGTAGTCATAAATCCACTTTTCTACAAAAAGTGAATTTTCGGGACATTTTATTGTAATAGCATGCTTGCCTAAAATGTATCCTTGTTGATTTAATCCATTGTATCGACAGTAATTAATTGCACCGTGAATAGCCTCTGCTCTATATGGTAGAGCCTCATGTGCTTCCATATATGTCTGTAAAACTTTTTCTTTAGAATAATTTAAACCCTTCATTAAGTTAGCTGCTGTATAAAGACTCATGTAAACTTCTTCTTCCCAGAACCCTTGTTTTGATCTTTCTAAGTATCTTTCTAAAGATAACTCTGGTTTACCACCATCTCTATAGCACTGTGCTAAATAAAAAGTATACCTTGATCTAAACCAATCACTTAATTCTGGATCTTTTAGAGCCTCTTCTAGAAGTTCAGCATCTTTTAAAAATTTATTAGAACTTCTATTTCTAGCACTATCTTGTATAGGGCAATTATAAAATCCCCTTGCTGAGTCTTTTGATCCACCATCATCCATTGCTAAAAACTCGTGAACAACTCCCTCGTATCTTGAATTTCTTCTATTCGATGTTAAAGTTGGTCTATTATATGTAAATCCTCCCATATTTGTTAATATGTCATATATGTCTGCGTATAAACTTGACTTAAAAATTTCTACATTAAAATCATTCTCAAATACTAAAATTTCATCAGCATCTATCATTAAAGCATAGTCGATATCTTCTTTTTCTCTAAGTTTCTTTAAAGCAAAACTTCTATTATATGCAAAGTTTTTCCAAGGCTCTATTATAACCTCACCTGGAATTTGATTTTGAGATAACCAGTTATAAATAACTTGAGGCGTTCCGTCAATCGAACCAGTATCTACAATAAGAACATAATCTAATAGTCTTTTTACTGAGTCTAGACATCTCGTTATAACATGAGATTCGTCTTTTACAATCATACATAGTCCAATAGTCTTCATTAAATTTAAAAATATTTTACTATTTATAGTATGTTCTAAGTTGATTTGTTTGATTTAATATATAAATAAAATATAGACCAAACCTATGGATGAATATGTACCATACAATGATGGATATACCATTGAAGAATTAATAGACTTCGTTCAAAATGAAATAACGGTGGGTTGTGCACTTCCAAAAGTTTTACCAGATTCTGAAATCCGAAGAATTATAGAAACAAGGGCACTTCCTTATTTTTATAGAAATTATCAGTATGCTGTTCAAAAAATGTATTTTATGATACATCAAGAAGCATTTCAAACAGAAGAATTTACAAAGTATAGATATGTTAATGTGCCTTGTGAGATACAAACTATTTCATATTTATACGAAGTTAGATCACAGAGCTTATTACAATTAGGTATAAACACACCAAACCTATCTGTAAACCTTGGTGTTACTAATCAACCATATCTATCATCATATGTAACAACAATAGGTGAGTTAGGTGTTTATAAAACAATACTTGATTCGATGTCTGATATGTTGAATCAATTAAATAAATATACACTTAAATATCACTTTAATCAATTGCAACATAGATTACACATTTTAACAAATGTAAAATATGATGTTGTGATTGAAGGTTATGCTAATATAAGACCTGAATACTTATTCAAGGATGATTTATTTGTAAAGTGGGTAACCGGTTGGGCTAAGAAACAATATGGTAATTTAACTGGTAGATATGACTACACTTTACCAGGTGGTGTTAAGATAAATTCTGCTGATATGATTACACAGGGAAATGAAGAAATAAAAGAAGTTGAAGAAGAAATAAAAGGTCAATCAAACTCAAGCTTCTTCTACATGGTTAAAAGGTAATGAAGTATCTTAAATATTTTAACATAAATGAGTCATTAGATGATGTTCAAGAACATCTTAAAGATATATTTACAGACTTAATAGATGAGGGATATGATGTTGAAGTTTTTAAAGGATATGATGATAGTGGAAATAGTGAATATAGAGTTACAATTAAAAGTAGAGGTATATTCTTCTTTGATAGCCTAATTTCAAATACCTTAAAAAAGTCAATTTCTATTATGAATGAAATTGGTTATAGATATAGTGCAAACTTTCATCGTGCTGATGGTGATATTTCTCCATTTTACATCTATTTAGATAGTAGAGGATTGAGAACATCTGGTCTTAAAATGGATGAAAATTGGCCATATACATCCAGAATAAATATAGACTTTTATATATAATCTATGAGATATTTAAAATCATATAAACTATTTGAATCTAATAAAGAGAGTGAGGAAACTGTTCAAGAGATTTCAGATATTTTTGTTGGTGTGAAAGATTGTGGATTAGAAGTTTCAGATGTTTATACTGGACATGCACTATCATTGGGTGATAAAGAAATAGTTACAGATCATAATGAATTTTCAAAAATAGGACCAGATGGTAGATATCTTGGTAGCTTTAAAAGCTTTTCAATAAGATTGAAACCACTTGAAAAAGGAGTTTTTGCTATTGATGATGATTTTTTTGAAGAGGTTGAATCATCTATAAAACACGTAGAGAGTCAATTTAATATAGAGTTATCTAGTATCTATTTAAGAACATTTGATGGTGTTTGGTTCAATAGTATTTCAAGAATGAAAAGATATATTGATGAGTTACCATTCGCCAAAAAACAATCTCTAAGACATGTTATTTATTTAGATTTAACTTTTAGAGATTTAGAAGATATTAATGAGTCAGTTGATAGGTCAACACTTGAATTAATTTTTGATGATATTAAAGATATATTATTGGATTTAGAAGAACACGATATAGATGTTGATTCTACTATAGGTCAATATCATAAGCTTTATGAGAAAAAAGATTCAGAATTAAAAGACTCTATTAATATAGATTTAGAAGATAATTCTTTTAATTTTTTTAGATTTAATGATCATATTTTACCAACTATTAAAAGACTACAATCATTCTTGTCTGAGTATGATTTAAATATTGACATCGAATTAACAAACGAAAATGAATTCTATCCAGTAGATGAATTTATTGAGGAATATGGTAGTGAAGAACTTCACGAACTTGGAATAATAATTTACTAATTAAATGATAAAAAAATTCAAAAATTTTAATGAGTCTAAAAAATATTTAATCAATGATTATCTGGATGATATTTTAGATATATTTAGAGAGTATGCAGATCAATATGATTTAAAATATGTAGATAACTTTGATGATCTACAACGATGGCACTCAGGAGACCTTGATAATTGTTATTCTCTTAGATTTCCTAGTGAAAGTTCTTGGTGTGCTTCCATTGATATATTATTTGATGATTATTTTGGATCTGCTGGTGTTGATGGATATTTAGGAGAGGACTTTCAAATGGATATGAGAGAGTTCATCAACAGACTAAGTAGATTAGGCCTTGAGTGTGAAATAGGTTGGACAGGTGGATCTGTCTATACAATAAATATTTACGGGCGTTAATAGTATATTATTAAATTAATATATAAATCTATGAGACATTTAAAATCATTCAAACAAATATCTGAAGCCATTAGACCTGGATATGTGAGTCCAAAATTAATGGATAGAAAGGGTCCAGAATTTATTGGTGATATCAAACAGCCAGTTGAAATTAGAATTGATGTAGAGGCCATCGGTCATGCTCTTTCAAGACAATATAGACATGGGGTTACTGATACTGGTGGTAAAATTGAAGCTGGTATATCTAAAGATGAAATATTAGATACAATTGAATCAGGAGTTGAAGAATTAACAATTGCATTAATGCAAGATAGATTTGATATTTATCAAGATGAAGATGATTATCCAACTCGTGGTGTTAGAGCAGGTGAACCAAATAGATTTGTTATAAAGAATAAAAAATCTAATTTAAATATTGTTTGTCAGTTAGAGGCAGGTGATAATGAGTTCACTTTAACTGTTATTACTGTAATGAAGAAAGAAGATTTTAAAGCTTATAGAGGTCAATTTGTTTTAGAAGTATGAAATATTTAAAAATATTTGAAGAATTTGAAGAAGATGATTTAGGACTTATAGATATCTATGGTTCTGAATGTGATGTATCTATTTCAATCGGTACTAAATACGAATGCAAAGATCAAGATTTAATTACAAAGATGATTGAAGATTATAAGGAGATGTACATAAGAAATGGTGAGTGGAGTGGTGGACCTTGTAATAGCGAATGGTTAGAAAAATATCATAAAGAATTTAATACATCACTATCTGCTGCTAAACACGCATGGAAACCAGTTGTTATTTTAAATGTTAAGACTGACAACTTTGGCGTTATTAAAATAGGTTTTTCAATTTATAGTAAAAAATCAGCATCTTTTGACTGGTCTAAAATGGATATAAAAGACGAATATTATCAAAAATCATTAGACAACTTGCATAAATATGTAAGAAAAGAGATTTTTGATAAACAAATGAAATTTGATGATGTTATAAATTTCTTAGATTTAAAATGTGATTTTTATTATACATCAATAGAAGAGGATAAAAAATGAAACACTTAAAATATTTCAATAGAATAAATGAAAATCACACTCATGAAAATGAAGTGGATATAATTATTGATGCTATGCGAGATTTTTTAGATGATGATAGAAAAATCTTGTTTAAGTCACCTATTGATGATATGAATTATCAAGACTATATTGATAAAAGTTCTCGTTATAAAAATTTCAAACCAATTATAAATACTGGAAATGTGATCAGAGGTCACTTTATTATTGTATTCCATGATGTTAAAGATTATACAGATTTTGTATCTATTGTTAGTCAAATACAAACTACAATAGGTAGATTAAAAGATGAAGATTGGTCAATGTATGATATGAAAATTAGTACTAGTCCACCACCTAATAATGAAGGTGATGTTAAATTCATGATGTTATCATTCTATTTTTCTAAACCAGACCAAAAGCTAGATGAAGATTTTAAATGGCCAGATGAAGAAGATATTGAGTCACTATTTAGTAAATACGGATTGACAAATCTATCATTTGACTATTATAGACCACATTATTCAAAAGAAGCGGTTGAAGTAACAATAGAATTTGAATCCACAAGTTACAATGGTAAAATTGATAAAGAAGTAGAAGAACTATTTGATTTAGTGTGTAATAGATTTGGTTTCAGCAGTTATAACTATAGTCATGGTGATTTTAAAGTAACCTTTGAAGTTTAAATCCACTTAACCTTAGAAAAACAACTAAGATCGGTTCCACCACCGTATGAAATTGAACTTTGAAGACATTCTTCTAAATATTTCATTTCATCTAAAATAGAACGATCTTTATAATCAACTAGAATTTTAGTACCTTCAATACGATTTGATTTTCCTGATTGAAATTGTGATGCTGATCCCCAAAATTCTTTTTTGTATTTACCATCAATACTAACTAAGTGACCTGGAGAGTCTTTAAATCCGGATAACATCCCACCAACCATTACCATAGTAGCACCAAGAACTAAACTTTTAGCAATGTCACCTGGTACACGAATACCACCATCAGCAACAATTGGTTTAGTAGCAACAAGAGAACAGTTGTATACCGTAGCAGCTTGACAATTTCTCGATCCAAATCCAGTTGTCGGCCAAGTAGTACAAGCCATTCCCGGTCCAATTCCAACCTTAGTTGCGTCAGCTCCCCATTCTTCTAAATCTCTAACTGCGTCAGATGTTGAAATATTACCAGCAATTACAAACACAGTAGGTAAGTTTTCTTTGATATATTTAATCATTCTTTCCATTTTGATTGAATGACCGTGTGCGATATCAATTGTTATAAAGTCTGGTATCATACTAGTAGACTTCATTTCATCAATAATCTTATAAGAGTCTTCATTAACTCCAAGTGATATAGATGAAACCAATCCAAGATTCTTCATTTGCAGAATGAATAAGATCGGATTAACATTAAATCGGTGAATTATATAAAAGTATCCTGCCTTTGCCAATTTTATAGCAACATTTTCATCAATGACACATTCCATGTTTGCAGGAACAATAGGCATTTTAAATGTGAAGTTTCCGAATTTTACAGAAGTATCACACTCACTCCTTGAATCAACGACACACTTGCGTGGAACAAGGTTAACTTGCTCAAAATCAAATTTATTCATTTTAGTAAAAAATGTATTTTTTATTATCATCAACGATACAATACATAGAAATTGGGAATAGCTTTGGATTTTCCCCAGTATCGTCTACTATAAATCTACAAGATCCATCAATCAAATCATTGTTAGTAACTTTAATAGTTGCGTTATTTAAACCTTTAACAACTGTGTAGAGAATATCATCTACTTCAGGTGTTATTTCTACAAAATTATTCTTGGTTAAAAGTTTACCTAAATAACCTTCTTCAAAGTAAGCCTTTTCAATAACTCTTTTCAGTTCTTTCTTGTTTGAGAATTCAATTTTGATTTCGCTTTTCATATATTATTATTAGATTATAGACAACATCTTATAATCCAAATAAGTCAGAAAGTTTTAAATCTCTTTCTACATCCTTTGATACTTCATCAATATTTATATCTTCAACTTCAACTTTAATAATTTTAAAGTGTCCAAAATCTGATAAAATTCTGGTCGATTTCAGTTTAAAGATGCAACTATAATATTGACCATCTTTTTTATATTTCATATCAGAAAAGATCTTATCGCGCAATCCTATTAAATGTATATCACTTGGACACTTTATTTTAATAGTATGATATGAAAAATTGGACCACATATCTTTTTGATAAGATTTTAGTGGTCCACTATATTTAAAGCCATCATCAATTACTTCAAATTTATAGCTATCAATTTGCAACCAGTTCATAGAATTTTATTAAGTTTATATTCACGTATATAAGATCTTACAACATTTTCAAATCTTTTACCTTTACTAGACTTAAAAATTTTATCTAAAGCCTCTTCAAATTGAATCTCTGTAAAAAATCCACTTTCTAAGTATTCTAAAGCAATGTTAACTCTTCTAGGATTATCCAATACTTTATATGGTTCCAATATTCTTCTTACTAATCCACTTTTAAATTCTTCTCTAAAATGAAATCCCAATGACTCCATATTTTTCATCGCAAATTCAAGGTTTTCAATTTTAGTATCTAAAATAATAAATTCAGGATTTCTAACAATAAATCCAGATTCAATTAAAAATTTTGCACATTCATTTCTTGCCTTCAATAGAGCGTTTTCTAAAAAAGCAGAGTGACCATTTTTGTGGTGCTTTTCAATTAAATCTTTTGGATAAACAGAAATATAATGCATTAACTCATCGACTCTATTAGATTCAATAGAACCTAATATCAATGAATTTAAGTGAGCAATATTTCTGTGGCGCTTTATCATAGTGCAAATTTAGTAAAATTCTAACATATTACCAAATTTAGTTAGAAGAATAGGAGTATTTAAAATAAAAAATGGATTTTAATATATACATTATAAATTTTAATCTTAAATATGAAAATAACAGGATGTAGAGTAAATTACGGAGCAGGTACAAAAAAAGAACTTTTTGAACTTCTACCAAGATCTATTGAAAGAATGATAACTAGTAATTCTGGTCAAAATTTTGACTTTAAAATAGAATTACCAATTGGTGGTAGAGTAACATCTGCTATTAAATCATTTGGTCCTGATTTTCAAGGTCAAAGCGACTTTGAAATATTAAAGGGTCAAGTTTTACCAGTTGTTGGTAATAGAAGAATTGTTTCTTTTGGTTTGAAATTTAATGAAGATGGTACGATAGAAATTGTTTCAGCTGAGGAAATACCAAGTAACGAAGGGGCTCTTCCAAGAGAATCAACTGTTAAACAATTAGAAAAGATTAGAAAAGCAACTAAATCAACTACTATTGATGATAGTACTCCAAAACTTAAAGGTGCTAATTTAGGATATGAAAGAAATGTTGTTGATAAAGGAATTGAATCATATGAAGATTTTCAGAAAAAAAATAAGTCATTTATTCCTGGTTGGAATTTAAAACACTTGAAAAGTCCTTTTAAAAAAAATGAGGCGTTTTTAGATTTTTTAAAACCTAAATCTAACGGTATACACTCAACACATTATTGGAGCAATTATGAAAAAAATGAATTAGAAAGTTTAGGATTTAAATATGTAAACACTGAGAAAACAAATTCAACACCAATGGGTTATTTTCAGTGGGAAAATTATTTTCTAATAAAAATCGCTCTTGGAAGACAACCAGGATATGAAGATCATAAATACCAATTAATATCAAATGATAGAGTTCAAAAGGAGTTCAATAGCATACAGGAGATATCAAATTGGATGGATAAAAGAAAATAATTACTTCCAAAAAGCTTGTATTAAAACAATTATAAAACACAATCCTAAACAGATTGTGTTTTTTTTATCTATACCCTCATCTAATAAGAAATAATTGAATAGCGTAAATATAGTTATACCCATTACAAATTGAACTATTCTTAAAGACCAAGAATTTCCAAATCCTTCCACTCCATATTTAGTTGAGTAATAATACATTAATGTTATTGGTATACCAGTAAGACAAACTAAGAATAAATTGTTTTTGAAGAAATCCCACTTAAATTGACCAAACATCTGGAACCAAGTAACTATCTGTGCAAAAAACAAAACACTAACACATAAAAATATTTTATACCAATTCACAATCTTTGTATCAAAAATTTAATAAATAGTTTATGATGAAAAATTACAAACAATTTATAAAAGAATCACAAACAAGATATGAGTATGGTTGTGTAATGGTTGACTATAACTTTGCAAATTGGTCCGACCTATTAGATTCAATACAACAAGAAGATATTTATAAAGTAGAAGGTAAAAATTATGGAATACAACCAAGACCACACCTAACTTTATTATATGGTATACATGATACAGTTACAGATGAGCAAATACAAAGTTGTTTTCAAGATGCTACCGAAGATGACTTCAAAGTGGAAATTAGTGGTATTTCATTATTTGAAAATCCAGAATTTGATGTTGTTAAACTTGAAGTGAATAAGACACCTAAATTAGAAGAGGTTTATAAGAAATTATCAGAACTTCCGAATTCTAATCAATTTCCAGAATATAAACCACATATTACAATTGCCTATGTTAAAAAAGGTTTAGGACAAAAATATGCCGATTCTAATTACAAATATCAAATAAAGAACATTTCTAAAATTGTTTATGTTAGACCGGATAAATCAGAATATAATATTCAATTATGATAATAAAAAAATTCAAAATATTTGAGTCTAATAATTTAGAAAGTAAGTTCCCATCATTAGATGAGGTTAAAAGCTATTTTTATGATTTCACAGATAATATAGGTAATATAAGTGGATTCGATATTGGGTATGTATATTTTGAATCTGCAAGATTAAGAACAATAACCGATACTGATGATTTTGTAGATATATTAAATACAACACTAACTAATAATCAATTAGGACTAATGTCAGATTATCTAATAATTAATAGAGAGGTTCCAGATAACAAAAAGAATAAATTAAAATATATCTTATCTGGTGATATACCATCTTATGAATATATGTGTGTTTCATTTAATGATAGTCTATTTGATCAGGATAATTTCGAAGTTCTAATTAACTGCTTAAAGGTATTATATAGTGAAACAGAATTTAGACCATTTGGATGTCTTTGGACAGAAGATTCAGTTTCTGATGTTGGTGATGTGGTAACTAAATTAGGATTTGAAGGAACTTTTTTTAGAGGTTCAGATGATGAATATCTTAAATTCTGTAAAATTTTTGATCATGGAGGCTTAAATAAGGATATAGTGAAATATTTTATCTAAAATAGATAAACTTTCACAACTAACAAAGATATAATATTTAATTGAATTATCCAAAAGATATTTCAAAAAATTAAAAAAATTAACGGCAATTATGGCAGAATTCGATGATTTATTCGGCAATTTAGATTCAAAAATGGACTTTTTGAATGAACAAACAAAAACCAATACAGATGGTATTTATCGTATCGATTTATCAAAAGTAAAGGACAAAAAGAAAGGATACCGTTCGGTAGTTCGTTTCCTTCCTAACTTAACCCAAGATGGTAAAGTAGGTCAATTAGCAATTGAGAAAATTTCTCACTATGTTAATATCAAAAATCAAAAAGAGCTTTCAGGTTATTTCGATAGTCCTAAGAACTTTGGTGACAAATGTGCTCTTAGTGATCTTTACTACCAATTAACTAACTCTAAGAATGCGATTCTTCAAGAAAGAGCAAAAATGTTAAACTACTCTAAGAAGTATTATTCCTATATTTTAGTTCTTGAAGATGAACAACAACCAGAATTAGTTGGTAAAATTATGACTTTCCAATACGGTAAGACAATCAAAGATAAGATTTCAGCAGAAAAGAATGGTGAGATTTCAGGTGTATCTTGTAATGTATTTGATCTTTCAGCTGGTAAAGACTTCGTTCTTTTAGTGAAAGAAATTCAAACTGGTGATGAAACATATCCAGACTATAAAATGTCTATGTTCAAACCAGAAACATCTTCACTTCCTATTTATTTCAAAGACAAAGGTGTATTCAAAAATGCTCCACTTGGTGTAGATGGTAAAGTTGATCCAAAGGCTCAAACTACTATTAGAGAGTTCTTAATGGATCGTGAGCACAACTTAGAAGATTTCGCTCCAAAAAGATTGGATGAGGCACAACAAGGTAAGATTAATGAAATCATTGGTTTCATGACTGGTAAATCTTCACAGAGCTTTGTGTCATCTAAAGCAGAGTCAAAACCAACATCTGAAGATTTTGATTTTGAAGAGTCAATGACTTCTACAAATTCAACTCCATCAACTGATGGTGATGATGATGACTTCTTTAAAGATTTTTAATTAAATCAAAATATAAATAAAACCCACTCAAATGAGTGGGTTTTTTTATAAACTTTTTAAGGATTGGCAATTATAACAAGTATCTAAAATTAAATATTTTTATGAGTTTTATTAACAAAAGGTTTAAAAATAAATTAACAGGTGATGAATTTGAAATAGTTGATGTTTATCAAAATGTTGCTATAACATCAAATAAAGAGAAAGTTAATACATCTCTTTTAATGAATGATAAAATATTCGTACCAATAAATAGTTATACTACTATGAATGAATCAGCACCTTCAAATCCATCAAAACAAGATTATGTAGATCCTTCAAAGTTTTTTGATAATCAAAATACTTATAACACATTTGCTCAGCAAATTAAATCTATACCAATGGATAAAATTCCTGATGATAATAGTGGTGATGGTCTATCACAAGCAATAAGAAATTCTAATCCAGATTTTTATCAAAATGTAAATAATGAGTCAGCTATTATAATGGCTGATCCAGAGGACGAAATTGAGGAATTAAAGAGAAAATATGGAGCTACATCCGTAGATGATAGTCTGAGAAGACAAAATGAGGTTTTTTCTAGAATATTAGAAGATCCTCAACAAAATGTTGAAAGTTCAACTCCAATAATAGAAAACAATGATAGAAGAATGAATACTGTTCAAAATCAAGAGCCACCTATTCAGAGAATAGAAGTTCAAGATCCAGTTATTACTATGTTTAAAAATGTAAAGCGTAATAATGAATTTAAAATAAATCTTAAAATAGATGGAAAGATTCCAAGATTAGACTTCATTGAAATGATGGAGGATTCATATGAGATATCAATTATTGAGTTTTTAGCGGACGAATTTACAAATAACCTGCTAAAAGATCCATCGATTATTAGAGATAGAATTATCAATGAGATAAAATCTATGATTGATAAGAAAAACGGTGCTTCCGAAAAGAAAGGTGTTAATACACAAATTACTGATTCGGTTACATTAAAAGAAACAGCCGAGCCTAAACCTGTTGTCAAGAAGGCTAGTAATAGAAAAAAACAGACAATACCTAATCCACCACCTCCTCCAAAAAGTAGAATGTTAAAAGAAGGTAAAGAGCCTGAGCCTCCAAAAAATATGAATGCCTAAATGATACAAGAAATCTTCTTAAAAAGAGCTGTGAATATAAGAAAAGACTATTTAAACTTAACAACAGACTTGTCAACTTATGAGAAAATGATGAGAGACATCGTTTCCTCAATTGGAGAGAAGCATCAAGAATTAGTTGAAATTAAAAATAAAATTGATGACACTAAAATAAACAGTGTCGATTCCGCAAAGGGTGAATTTTTAAAAATACTAATAGACTTAGAAAGTGAATCCAACACATTAGAAAAATATATTGATTCCATCAATGAGAAAATGGATGAGTTAAAAAAAGATGAACTTGAACTATTTAGAGATATCAGACAAAGATATCCTGAGATGTCTGATGTTGAAATAAAGTCAGAAGTACAAGAATATATTAAGAAATTAAACCTCTCATAAGAGAGGTTTTTTAATATATATCCTAAAATTTTATCTTAGGATGAAAGTATCTAAGTATTTTAATATTGATCCAAATATTCTAATTGAATACATTTATGATGACTCTAATTTGATTGGTGAGCCATATAATGTTTTACATAATACAAGAACCGGACTTAAATGTTTCATATCTGGTGATGAGATTCGTCCAACACCGAGAGGATATAAACAAACTAATAATGACTTATACAATCAGATCTATAAAATAGATACTATTCAAAATAGATATGGTAAAGTTCCTCTATCGAGTCAGCCAAATCAAGTTGACAGCAATGTTTCATCATTTTTACAAGTAAGAAATTTTGCAAGATCAATTCCTGTTAGATATGACACAATTAAAGTTCATATTCCAGTAGACTGGACTTTTGGTGAATATAAAGGATTCTATCTTAGAATTTATACTTATAATTTTGATAATACAAAAGTAGTTGAGCTTTCTAATTATTTTTTCAATATGACTGATATTGAACAAAATTATAAATTAGAGTATTCATCTCCTAATTTATTAATTAATGAAAAGCAATGGGGTAAGTATATTAAAATTCAGATTCCATCAACAACAAAAGTTTCGGATCAAAGATCACTTAATGTAACAAGAGAAAACTCAATAAACTTCAATCTCACAGATGGTTTGGGTCTTTCTAAAACTGCTCCAGTATTTTTAGATTTTCATTTTATATCAAGTGTTGATACGGTTGGCGGTAATAAATTCTTTAACTTAACTAGTAAAAAAACAGTTGTTGTTCCACAGACTCCGGAATTTGAAAAGCTTGGAGTTAGAATAGAGGAATCATCACAAGGAGATTTCTTCTTAATATATGGAACTTATAATGGTACTCTTGGTGATTTTGAAAATTTCATAGATGAGTCCTATTATGAGGGAAATAGATATTATGTCGAATACACTATCGAGTTGTTTGAAAAAAATGTCAAAACAAAAACTACAACCTTTATAGTAAATGAAGACTTTGGAGAAGAAATTGAATATAGACCAATATTAAAGTTTACAACAACTACTGCTATAATAGATGCTACTATGAGATTGATAGATTCAGTTGATGGTACTTTTATTGAAAGAAAAGCATCATATGGAATGCTACAAGGTGGGGGAGCTAAGATGGGAAGTGAGCCAAATGATAGATTAAAAACTGGTAATGGTACTGGTGGTGCTGGTGATATATCAAAATATGCAAGAAATCTTAGTAAAATAAATCTTAGAAAGGCTAAAAGAAAAGAAGTCCATTATATAAAATCTACAATATTACCAAATACTAGTAACAATGCGTTTGGAACAAAACCAATTTTAAAATTAAAAAGCATACCATTTAATTTGTTTTCAAGTAATTATTACATAGTAAATGATGATAGGAATTTTGTTTTTGATAAAATTTCTTATATACCAAATAACAAATCTCTTTTTTATATCTTTCCATTTGATAACTTTATTAAATTAAAACTCATAGAGACTGATGGAGTCAATGAACTACCTATTGATTTAACTAAATTACAGAATTTAAAATTAACAATCAAAAGTGATAAAAAGGATTTAAGTTTTGATATTTATAAAGACAGCTCAGAAAATAAATTAGAAGATGGTATAGTTGTATTTAAAATACCAGAAAGCTCATATCAAGATATTAAAAAAATATCATCTAGTGGGTATGACTTGTTCTATATCAATGGTGTCGATGAATTTGGTGTTAAGAAGATAATTTACAACTCATTTTTCTTACCTTGGGATTCTGCTACAAACATGAATAAAATGTTAACCGACTATGATTTGAAACAGATAAGACTTTCTGAACCAGTTGTTCAACCAGAGAAACCTGATGTTACACAATCTGTTAAGGACGCAATAGATTCTGGTACTAATATACCTAAGGGTGTAAATACTAATACAGTTAGTAATTCAGATAATCAGGAAATCAAGAAAGGCTCTGGATTATCAGGTGCTTCATTTATGTTTAATCCTAGATGGAAAGCATCGCAAAAAGCAATTGAGATTGGAATTAATCCAAATAATAAGTTTAAACTACCTCAAAATATGAGAGAGTTTAAAATACTTCTATTTACTGTTCCATCTTTAGGATTCAAACCAGAGACTAAAGAGAGTATGATAAATAAAACTAAGAATTTAGTAAAATCTCTAACAGGAAAGAGTAATGTTCCTCTTCTAAAGAAAGATATATCAGATATAAATGATAGAAAAATAGATCTGATTTTAGGATACTTCAAGGGGTTAAATATCGATCCATTTGAGGGTGTTAGAAGTTGGTTTACACCAGAACTTGAGTTGAAACCAATTCTTAAAAGAGCAAGAGTAAATCCAGATTTTGAAGATTTATCGAAAGATTTATTAGAATATATTAATTCGGGTCTTTTAAATAAAAGAGTAAAATGGGGTATAGGATTAAAATATCAAGAAGTAACAGTTGGTGAGTTTATTCCAAAAAGTAAAAAGGATAAGGATTTAATTAAATCTAATAAGATTATACAACAAAATCCTCCAAAAAGTAGTCCTAAAAAACAATTACCACCATCTACACCACCTAATAGTGATACTAATTACTATCCACCTAATTCTGATATTCCAAGAGGGCGTAAAAAATAATTTTAAATGATGAGGTCTGAATTTAAAAGATTAAATAAAAATGTTTTATTAGAGTGGGTATATGACTCATCTAATTATATTTTAGAGCCATATAAAATAGTTAAAAATTCTAGAGATTTAATTAATTCATATGTTGGCGCAGATACAACTATAACCAATAATAGTCAAGACAATCAACTAGTTGTAATAGATGAGCCTTTGAATAAGTATGGTAAATTAGACACATCTAAGTATAATTTTTTATCTGTAACTGGATATTCACCTTCCGAACCAATTCTTCATGATAGACTTAAAATATATTTTCCCGCTAATTATACATTTGAAGAGTATCAAGGAATATATTTAAGACTTTACACATATGATTATAGAAATAAAAAATTTTATGAAATATCTAATTTCTATTATAATGCGAACGATACATCCAAGCCAATTTTAAACACATATGTATCACCATTATTATATCAAGATATATCTTGGAATAAATATATTGAATTAAATGTTCCCTCTATTTATTTTATTGGATTACAAAGAGAGGATGGATATGCTAAAGATGGGACTATAAATTACTACTTAACTGGAGGTGATGGATTATCACAGACTGCTCCGATATTTATTGATTTTAGATTCATAACTAAAATTACAACAATAGGAACTACTACTACCTTTTTAACAACACAAAAGGTAATTCAACAGGTTCCACAGAGACCACAGTTAGATGCATTGGGTATCTATATGCAGGAGTCTAAACAGGGTGATTATTTTGAAATATACGCAACCTATAACGACACATTTGAATCCTTTGCCATATTTATGGATGATTCTCTTAGGTTAAATAAATTCTACTATTTAGAATTTGATGTTACCGTTTTTGAGGAAAATATAAAAGGTAAGACACAAACATATAAAATAGAAAAAGATTTTACCGAAATTATAGAATTTAGACCTATTATAAAATACTCAACAACCACTTCAATTATAGAAGTTGAAATGAGACTTATCAATAGAGATGATGGTAATATAGTTGTTAGAAAAGCTTCATATGGTATGAAGCCAGATCAATTATCTAAATATTTAGTTAATCTTAAAAAGATAAATGTTAGAGATGTTTCTAAACCAAAAATTTATTCTAAAAATAAATTTGATCGATATAGAATTGAGGAACTTGGTAAATCAGCATTACCTGAAAATACATTAGAGGTTCCAGTTCCGGCATTAATTTCAATAGCAGATTTTGGAAGAATTGTCACAGCATATTCTCCACAGGCTTTAAATGTTACGATGCCTAAGAAAATTGATAATTATCATCCTATAGGTGCTATGAAAATAGGAATAAGACCATTTGATAATGTTTTTAAGTTTTCACTTGCTTTTAAGACTAAGAGAAATAGCACAACAATTGGTGATGTTTTAGAACCATTAGATCTTACAAATTGTGAGCAATTAAAATTAGTATTTAAAAGTGACTCAGATTTAATTGAGTTTCCACAATATATTACTCAAGAAACTGTGGCTAGATTAGGAATGTGCCAATTTAAAGTAACTGAGGATAGATTTGTTAGTTTAAAAAATGTGTTTAAATCTGGATTTGTCAACTTCTACATAACTACAACAAATCAGAATTTTAAAAACATTATTTATTCTGGTTTATTTACAATACTTGACACAGCTACAAGCTTTGGAGGATCATTATCTGATATAATTAGTGGATCCAATATTGATGATTTAGTTGGAAGTGGAAATATAGAATTAATCGGTGACACTGTAGATGATGAACCACCTTTAATTATTGATCCACCAAGAGAGCAAGAAGTTGCGATTGTGGTTAGAAAAAAGGTTCCAATTACATCAAATGATAGAGTTTCTAAAAACTTACAGAAAAAAGGAACAACAAATGCCAATTCTATAAACAATGGATTAACTAAGTTTCAAAAGAAAAAGAAAAAGTAATATATAAAACATGAGATTAAGTAGTCAGTCCAGTCAGTTTGTTTTTAACCTACCACCTAATTTTATACCCGCAGAGGTTATACAATCATATACTCCAATTTTAGAAAAAAATTGGATTCAATATGAGAATGTAATTGATTATTTAAACTCAACTATAAAGGCTGTTAGCTTTCCAGGAGTTTCTTTTGAGGTGCCAATGCAACACTTAATTAGAGGTAAAGAGAGAATGTATAAACCAGCTAAAAATATACAAGATATAGGTGGACATGAGATAACAATTTCATTTGCATCAGTAGATGCTGATATAAATTATTGGATTATTTTTGATATTCTTGCGAAACATTATTTAGATACTGATAATCTATATCTACACCCGTTTACAATTACTGCTGTAGATATACACAGAGATGGTATTTATAAAATCTCATTTAGAGAAATTATATTAAAGGGATTAAGTGATAATAAGTTTGACTACTCACAACAGAAAGTATCTTCAAAGGAATTTACTTTAACATTCCACTTTAACTTCTATGATATAGAATTCCTTTTAGATAGAAGTAAGGTATTGGAGTTAGGATCTGTTCCTACAATTATTCAAAAGATTTAAGAAACCAAGTATCTAAAATTAGATATAATTATTAAAATTTATTATTTTAATGATTCATTTATTATGGTGCACTATAAGACCAGAGGTATTTAAACAAATGCATCCTTACTGGATTGGTAGGTCTACAAATACAAAAAATATTAAAACACACATTGCGGTCAATGTTGAACAACACTCTGATTATATTAAAGAGTATTTTAAATCTAATAATTTAGATTATAGAATAATAACTGTAAAAACTGATAAAATTGGAGTTTGTTATCCATCTTATCAATTATCTTCTACAACTGAAGGACAATCTGGTGATATTGTTGTTTTCGCATCGGATGATTTTCTACCACCACAAAATTGGGATCAATATCTAATTTCTAAATTAGAAGGTAAAGAAGGTGGTCTTATGGTTAGAGATGGATATCAACTTCCGGACTCATCTAATATGCAATACCCCGCAATAACTATTCCAATTATGACCTGGGGATGTTTTGAAAAATTAAACAAAACAATTTATAGTCCAGTCTATACTCATATGTATTCTGACTGTGAGTTATACATCAATTTAAAAGATACTGGAATGTTAATAGATGATAGAATTAACGATACAACCATATTTGAACATTTACATCATGCCGCTGGTAAAAGAAGAGCTGATCAATTAGATGTTCAATATCATGCAAAGTGGCAAGAAGATGAGATAACTTGGAACACTAGAAAAAATATGCCAGTATTAGAAAGATTATGAAAAAGAAGATTAAAATAGATTTTTCTGATTTTTGGGGTGGTTTTGATAAAACTAATAATTATTTCTACAATCTTTTAAAAGATGAATTTGATATAGAAATATCAAATAATCCAGATTATTTGTTCTTTTCAGTATTTGGTAATCAACATCAAAATTATAATTGTATTAAAATATTTTATACCGGTGAGAATGTTGCACCACCTTTAGGTTATTGTCAGTGGTCTTTCTCATTTGAATACTTAGATGATGATAGAAATTATAGACTACCACATTACTTATTATATGATGGATACTATGATTTAATAAGACCTAAGATTATAGAAGAATCTATGGTCAATAGAAAGTTTTGTAATTTTGTAGCATCAAATGGTAATTGTCAAGAAAGAAATATGTTCGTTCAACAATTATCTAAATATAAGAGAATAGATTCTGGCGGAAGATGGATGAATAATATCGGATACGCTGTTCCAGATAAAAGAAAATTTCAATCAGAATATAAATTTTCAGTAGCTTTTGAAAATAATGCATATAGACCTCAACACCCTGGTTACACTACTGAAAAAATAATGGAACCAATGACGGTTAATTCAATTCCTTTATATTGGGGAAATCCTTTAATTGGAAAAGAATTTAATATAAAGTCATTTGTCAGCTTTTATGAACATGTTTCAATTGGACAAATGATCGAATATATTATTTATCTTGATAACAATCAAGATAAATATTTAGAAATGCTTAAAACACCTTGGTTTATAGATAATATAATACCAGAAGAAAATAAGATTGAAAATATAAAATTTTTCTTATATAAAATTTTTAATTAAAAATGATAAATAGTAAATCACAAATTCAACAAGACGTAATTTTAGATTCTCAAATTTTTAAAGGAAAAAAAGATGGTTTTTTTGTTGAAGTGGGTGCTTTAGATGGATTCGGAGCATCAAATACTTATTTCTTTGAAAAGGAAAGAAATTGGTCGGGTCTTTTAATTGAACCAAATCCTATAGAGTTTAGTAAAATGCTTAATGTATCTAGAGAATTATCAATAAAAGAGAATTGTGCAATTTCTGATATTGAAATGGATGTTAATTTTTTATCAATAAGTGGTCCTTGTAATGTATTATCAGGAATTATGGAATTTTATAATAGCCAACACTTAGAAAGAATTAATAGAGAGCTTCAAATGTATAGTTCATATCCAAAAGATCATGAGCTATATTCAACAAAAGAAGTAATTAAAATGAAAGCTCTGAGATTAGAGACTCTGTTTGATAAACATAATGTTAAAAACATTGACTTAATTTCAATAGATGTGGAAGGTGCAGAGCTTAGTGTTTTAAAGTCAATAAATTTTGATAAAGTTGATATTACTTGTTTTTTAATAGAGAATAATTATGGTCTTAATGAAGAAACAGAATTTCTAAAGGAAAAAGGATACTCACTCGTTGGTAATATTCAATGGGATTGTGTTTTTGTAAAAAATAATTATAATAATGGATAATACAATTTTTATAGATCATAATGCTGGATTCTTTAGTAGTTGTACAATCAGATTAAAAAGAATAATTGAATTTTATAATAAAAATAAAATATATCCAATTGTTGATTCAAGTAAACAATGGGCCTATTATAAAGATACACCACTTGATGTTACTAATTACTTTTTTGATAGTGTTGTAGAAAACGGTCCTATCATAGATGATTATATTGATTTTTTCGAAACAAATGAAGATCAATTTATTGAATATAATAAATTAGATTATAAAAATATTCAACATTTAGTAAATAAATATTTCAGTCCTTCAAATTACGTTAAAGATGTCTTAAAAAAATTAGTAAATTCATATAACATAGATTTTGATAAAACAATAGCTATATGCTTTAGGGGTTTAAATAAGCACCTTGAGACTAATTTACCCACTCATGAGGAAATGATCGATAAATTAGTTGAGGTAAAAGAAAGTAATCCAGATTTTAAGATATTAATACAAAGTGATGAAATAGAGTTTTATGATAAAGTTTTAAAATTATACCCAGATTCAATTTATTTTAATGAAACTTATAAAATTTATTCAAATCCTACAACTTCAACACAGTATCATATACCACCAAATCAAAGATTAAATCAGGCTGTAATATTTTTAGCTATAAGTCATATTTTAAGTAAGTGTTCTAAACTGATTACTAATAGTGGGAATGTGGGAATGTGGATTTGTTTTTTTAGAAATAATTCAGATGGGGTTTATCAATATTTAAATCCTAAAGAATATATCTATGGAGTATATAATACAGGTTATAGAGTTTTAGAAAATAACTGGATAGATTGCCACATTAAAAAATAAAATTTAGATATGAAAAATATAGTATCATACTCACTTTGGGGAGATGCGCCAATGTATTGGGTAGGAGCGTTAAAAAATATAGATTTGGTGAACAAATATTTTCCAGGATGGATATCAAGATTTTACATTGATGATACTTGTGATTCAAAATTAATTGATTCTATCAGGGGTGATAATGTCGAGGTTGTGTTAGTAAAATCTAAAGATTCTTTTCATGGGATGTTTTGGAGATTTTGGGCAGCGGAGGAAGATGTTGATATATTTCTATCAAGAGATTGTGACTCTAGATTCTCAGATAGAGAGGTTTTTGCAATAAAAGATTGGATTGAGTCTGATAAAGACTTTCACATTATGAGAGATCATCCGTATCATACGGTTCCAATTTTAGGTGGTATGTGGGGATGTAGAAATGGTATATTGAGAAATATAAGATTTTCTGAAATTATTGAAAAATGGAATAAGTTTGGAAGAAAGGGAATTGATCAGGATTTTCTTGGAACAGTTATTTATCCGTTTGTTAAGAACAGATCTTTAGAACATTCTGAATTCAATTTAAGCTTTGGTGGTGAAATTAAACCATTTCCAACAAAAAGAAATAACTATGAGTTTGTTGGAGATGTTTTTGATGAGAATGATGTAAGACATGCAGATTATTGGAAAATAATAAAAAATGTATTAGGATAAAATATGATATCAATAGAACAAGGAAATAAAAAAATAGGAGAGTTAATATCATCTTCTATACCATTTGTAGCAGGAAAAATGGGAGCAGTAGAGCAACAAGTAGTTAAATACTTTTTTAATAAAAAGTCTTGGGATGACTCACTAAGATGGCATGCATCTAATCATGCTGGTATAACACCACCTACTGATTTTGTGCTAGATTATTTTATAAATGAATATGTTGATGCCTTGTCAAATATGGATTTATTAACAATATGGTTTCCTGATAATGTAAATTCAGAAGAGTTTATAATATCTAATTTTTATTGCAAAAATGCTGAGTTTATATCTGGATTACAAGCATTAGAGCCATTCTACCATGAAAATCCGTGGAGTAAATTTTTGGAAAATAGAAGAGTATTAGTAGTTCATCCATTTGAAGATTCTATTCGTGAACAATATTCTAAAAAAGAATTACTTTTTGAAGATAAAAGTATATTACCGGATTTTGATTTAATTACCTTTAAAACATATCAAACACACGGTGGTGGTAATACGGATCTACCTTGGAATGTTTGCTATGAGAACATGGTAAATAATATTCAAAAATTAAATTTTGATATAGCACTTGTTGGATGTGGTGCATACGGATTACCCATTTGCAATCAAATAAAGAAAATGGGTAAACCAGTTGTACATGTTGGAGGTGGATTGCAAATTATGTTTGGTATTAAAGGAAATAGATGGGATAATATGGCGGCTGTTAATAAGTATTATAATTCAAATTGGAAAAGACCATATGATTCAGAAAAAACAAGAAATCATCAAGTAGTTGAGGGATCAACATACTGGTAAAAAATAATAAAAATATGGAAGCTTGGGAAAAATATAAAATACAAGTAAATGATTGGGATAGACTAATATCCATTAAATTTCAAGAAAATGCAAAATCAGGTGGTATCTACTGTGATGTAGGTGCTTGTAATGGAGTTATAACATCATTTTTTAAAAAATTAGCGGGTGATAATGGATTAATATATTCCTTTGAATTAAATCCTTTTAATTTTGAGGCAATTAAACATCTACAATCAAAAAACTGTATAATTGAGAATATAGGAATATCAGATATTTCTGGATATGTTGATATATATGGTGATAATAACAATTCTGGCAATCATGTTTCAAATATTGTAGGTCACGATACAGCACATCGTAAAATGAATGTAATAGGCAATGTAAAATCTATTTCACTGGATGAGTACTTTGAAGATAAACAAGTAGATTATATTAAAATAGATGTTGAAGGAGCTGAATTAAGAGTTATCAAAGGTGGCTTAAACACATTAAGAAAATGTAAATTTGCTATTATTGAATGTCATTTTGCTGAAGATTGGTTAGAGATTTATAATGTCTTAAAAGATAATAATCTTGACTTTAGAAATATTGTTGACGATTCTCCAATTTATTACGGTGAAACTATTCCAAGACCAGGTATAGGTAAAAACGGTATGCCATATCAAATATATTTAAACAATTAAAATGAAGATATTTAATTTAGACTGCCATGTATCAGTAATTGCTGACCTGAAACAAATTTTTGAAAATCTTGGAAATGAAGTTACTAGTTGGTCGATATCAGGATCAAATTGGATATTTGGAAACGACTCAGTTAAGGTAGAGATTGTTAATCAGGACATTTTATCAAACGGTAGACCAAGATGGTGGTCTCTTGATAAAAAAATGTCTGATGATTTCTATGAGAGATATAAGAATGAACTGGAACAATATGATGCATTTTTATGTACTTATCCTCCTTCTTTTTCACTTCTTTATGAGAAATTCAAAAAACCAATAATTATACAAGTACCTATAAGGTATGAAGTTCCTTTTCAAAGTAATGCTGAAAAATGGAACTATTTTAATGATTATTTGAGAAAAGGAATAGATGATGGAATAATAATACCGGTTGCTAATTCTGAATATGATAAAAAATATTTTGAATTTTTCGTACAAAGAGAGTGTAAATTGATACCAAATATTTGTGAATATACTAATTCAAAATATAATCCAACTAAATCTCAATTTTTATATTCTGGAAGACTACCAATAAAATTTGATCAGAATTCTATTATTGATAAATCATCACTTGGAAAATTTGAATGGACAGATCTCTATTCATATAAAGGAATTATAATTATACCTTATAATTGCTCAACTATGTCAATATTTGAGTATTATACTGCAAATTTTCCTATTTTTTGTCCAAGTTATAATCTAATGTTAGAATTATTTAGTAAATATCCTGGTCAAGTACTCAGTGAATTATCTTGGAATCCAATAACTTGGATGCCACCGGGTTCAGTTATAAATTGTGATAGCAATAATGATCCAAATAGATATAACAATTTAGAAATAATGTCTAATTGGATTAAATATTCTGATTTTTATAATCAAGAATGGATGCCTCATATTATCTATTTTGATAGTTTTGAAGAACTTTCATTGAAGTTGCAACAAACAAATCTACAAGAAGTTTCTAAAAATATGGAACAATTCAACTCAATAAGAAAAGATAAAATTTATACTGAGTGGAGTAATATATTAAATAATATAAAATGAACAGCCTAATAATTGGAAATACTTCTCAACTATCATATTACTTTCCAAAAGAATATGTTAGAGTTTCATCTAGAAACTTAGATATTGATAAATTAAAAGATCAAAATTGGGATAGAGTGTTTATTTGCTTAGGCGAATCTAGAAAATTTATCAAAGATTTAAAAGTTTATGATGAAGTTAATTTTTATCTTACATTAAAAATCATTGATGAACTAAAAGAAATTTCTAGAAAAGTTATTGTATATTCTACCTGCGAGCTGTGGAATCAATATGATGGTCAAATTTCACTATCAGATAACTTTAATTTCTATACCACTCCATATTTACAATCAAAATATAAAATATCAAAATATATTATAGATAATAAAGAAGATTATAGTAATGTTATAATACTATATCCTTTTAATTTCAACTCCATAAGAAGAGATAGTAACTTCTTATTTGGGAAAATATTTAGTTCTATAATGGAGAAAAAAATGATAGAAATAGGAGATACATATTTCTATCGAGATATAGTACATCCAAATTTTGTTGTTCAACAGTCTATAAAATCAACAGATCATAAAATTATAGGTTCGGGTAGATTAATATTTGTCAACGATTTTATTAGAGATTTATATAAAAATTTCAATATGAATTATGATGATTATGTAGTTGAAAATATTTCTAAATACAATGAATATGAAAAGAGAAAAGAATATTATCTAAAGTCTCATAGTAATCTATACACATATGAGAATTTATTAATTGACACAATAAATGATCTTAAAAATTATGAAAATACAAGAGTTAGACTGGAATGTTGATGATATCATAACACAAGATAGATTTTTAGAATTCAGCAAAGAGAATAATATTTGTTACATAAAAACTGATTTTTTTTATCATGGACAATTAAATTGGAGAGGACAAATACATCCACAAAAAATTGACAAGATAACTTTTATAGGACATTCAGATTATCCAGTGACAGATAGAATAAGTAAAAATTTTGAAAAAGTTTTTTGTATTAATAAAAGTAGTGATTGTGAAAACACATTCGGAATTCCACTAGGAATAACTAATGATTGTGATGATTCACCTATACATAGAATTTATGGAAATCAAGAAATAATGCTGTCTGTTTTTAAAGAAGAAATAGATAAGTCCAACTTATCCTATTTAAACTTCAATCTAAGTAATTATGAATCAGAAAGAAGGTTGATTTATAACTTATTTTACAATCAAAAATGGAATTTAATTGGTAGCATTAATAATACAATTGATGGTCGGATAAAATACCTAAGAGAAATAAAGTCTTCAAAGTTTGTATTTTGTCCAAGAGGAAACGGCATAGACACACATAGACTTTGGGAATCATTATACATGGGATCTATACCAATAGTTAGATATGAAAATACACACTCACTTTTTAAGGACTTACCAATACTTTTTATTAATGACTGGTCTGAAATAAATGAAAATTTCCTTAATAGTAAATATGATGAGTTTATAAACAAAGACTGGAATTTAAATAAAATTAAAATAGGATATTGGAAATATTTTATTAAAAAAGAATTGAGTAATGGTAATGGATAAAAACAATAATATATCAGTTGGTGTTGTTACCTCAAGTAATTTAGTTGAGAGATATACCGCTTGTAAAAATACTTGGATAAATGATTTTAATAAAGTCTATCTTTTTGGAGGTAATGGTGGTGATACATCTTTAATTCCAATAAAAGAAGCAGGTGAGGACTATAACAGTCATTTTTTAAAACAACAATTAGGATTCAAATACATGTTTGAAGATGATGATTCACTTGATTGGTACTGTATGACAAGTTGTGATGCTATATTATTTAGAAATTCAACAGAAAATGAATTAAAAAAATATGATCCTAAATCGGATTTAATACTTTGTCAACCTTGTGGATTTTGGTCACACATTCCTTCAATACATGAGGTTCAAGATAAAAAAGATAGTACATTTAGAGCGGTTGCCGGGGGAGCAGGTTTTTTTATTAGTAACTCTCTAATGAAAAAGTGCTATGAAGTTATTGATGAATTTAATAAACATTGGATAGAAATATCGGGAGGTGCTTATCCATTCTCTGATGTTGCGATTGGATATATGATAAAAAAATACTTTAATATTGATCTTACTCATGTTCCTTATATACTTAGTCAACCACCATCTCATTATGAAGGTGCTATCAATGGTGATGAGAATGCAAAGTGGTACTTAGATTATCCTATCTCATTGCAAGATTGCTTAAAAAAACCTATGTCTTTCCATTATATTAGACCAAATCAGATGAAAGAAATTTATGAAAAATATAAATAAATTATGTTAAATATCGATAAAATTTACATTTGCCATTGGAGTAAACTTTCTAACAGAAAAGAAGGACTAATTAAACACTTAAGCACATTAGGAATATCTGATTATGAATGGGTAGAGGTTTATGATAAAGATAACTGGAATTTAATAGAGATATCAAAACAATATACTAAAATTTTTGAAGATGAGGAGAATGGCAGGATACTTAAACTTTCTGAAATCTCTTTGTTACTAAAACATTGTTGGATATTAAAAGATGCTTATAAAAAATATAAATCTATTTTAGTACTTGAAGATGATGTTATTTTAGGAAATGATTTTATAAATAGATTTAATAACTATAAAAGTCAGTTACCAGAAGACTGGGATTTGGCATGGGTGGGATCTTGTTGTGACTTACATGCTGAAATAGTAAACAATCAAAATGTTTATAGAATGAATGGTTCTAGATGTACTCATTCTTTTATAATTAGTCAAAAATGTATAGAAAAAGTAGTTGATAGTATAGAAGAATTTGCAAAATATCCAGCTGATTTTTTCTATAATAAATTAATTAATAAATTCAATTTAAATAATTGGTGGTTTGAACCAAGTTTAGCTAGTCAAAATTCAGAATTTGAAACTACTATACAAAATGACGTTAATTGGAAAATTTCTTTAAATAAAAATAATTAAAAATGAAGATATCTTTTTTAGATTTTTGGTATGATTTTATAGATGATAGAAATTTTCTATTCTATAGTATAAGAGAGTTAGTATCTAATTTGGAACTAGTAGGTCCAGAAAAAGCCGATGTTATAATCTATAGTTGCTTTGGCAATGAACATAAAAAATATAATCATTGTAAAAAAATATTCTACACTGGTGAAAATATTAGACCAAATTTTAATCAGTGTGACTACTCTCTATCATTTGATATTGACTCTTATAATAGTAGAAATATAAGACTACCTTTATGGTATTTTTATATAGACTGGTTTGGTGTATCAACCTATAAAAATCCTGAGTATCTAATACCAGTTAATTATCTATATGGGGAAAATGAGTTTAACACTAAAAAAAAGAATAAATTTTGCTGCACTGTTTTTAGCAGAAAAGAAAATATAAGAATGAATTTTTTAAGTAAACTATCAACATATAAAAGTGTTGATGCTTTTGGCAAAATACATCTCAAACAGATTCCGGATGGTGAAAAAATAAAAATGGATTTAATATCAGAATATAAATTTGCTATGTGTTTTGAAAACTCAATTTATCCTGGATATTTCACTGAGAAATTATTACATGCTAAAGTATCAGGTTGTATACCAATATATTACTCAGATAAGTCTTTTAGTGTAGATTTTAATATAAATTCTTGTATTAACCTTATTAATTATAATAATATGGATGATATGATAGAGGATATAAAAAAAATAGATAATGATAATATTTTATATAAAAAAATTAATGATGAACCAATTTTTCAAACAAATATTGACTTATCAAAAATTTTAAACAAAATAGAAACAATTATAAAAAAATAATAAAAAATGGATATAAAAAAATGGATAGTAAATAATCTGAAGGATGATTGTATTGTAATTGAGGCTGGAACAGCAGGTGGATCAGATACACTTTTTTTCTCAAATTATTTTATCAATGGTAAAATATATGGATTCGAACCAATACCTCATCTTTTTAATGATACACTTAAAAACACAAGTGGTAAATTAAACGTTGAGATTTACAATTTAGCACTTTCTAATAAAACTGAGAAATCTAAAATATATTTCAGTGATAGGTTTGGTCATGTAGCAGTATCTTCATCATTATTAAAACCAAAAGATCATTTACAAGTACATCCAGAAATATCATTTAAAGAGGAAATAGATATAGAATGTATAAATTTAGATGACTTTTATGAATCTAATAATTTGAACATTATCGACTTCATGTGGCTAGATATGCAAGGATTGGAACCAATAGTGTTAAAATCATCACCAAATTGTTTAAGAAATACCAAATTTATTTATTCTGAAGTTTCTCTTATTGAGACCTATGAGGGTGTTATGTTATATCCAGAATTTAAAGAATTTATGATAAAGAATAATTTTGAAATAGTTTTTGAAGATTTGCCTTGGGTAGATATGGGAAATGTTTTATTTCAAAATAAAAATAAACTATGATTTTTAATAAAATTATTAAGGAATGAAAATAGCATTACATGATAATATACTATCAATAAGAGGAACCACAGTAGCTTTATATGATTATGCGTACTATTTGAAACATTTTTATAATTTTGAATGTATTATTTTATATAATAAGAATTATTTAGAAAATAGTGATCTTGTTAAAGAAAAAATGATTAAAGAGTTTAAGATATTTGGATATAATTACAAAAATGAAATAGATAAAATATTAATTGATGAGAAGTGTGATTATTTTTTTGCAATTAAAGGTGGTTCAAATGATGGTGTTATATCAAGCGTTTGTAAAAATTTAATAATGGCAGTTTCCGCTAATATATCAAGTTATAATATACACGGTGATAAATATTATGTATGCTCACCTTGGTTAAGTAAAATATCTGGAATAGATTATGTTCCACATATGATTAATCTGCCTGAAAATGAAAATAATTTGAGAGAAGAGTTATCTATACCTTCTAATTCTATTGTATTTGGTAGAAACGGTGGATATGACTCATTTGATATAAACTTTGTGAAGGAAGTTATAAGAGATATTTTACCACTCAATCATAATTATTATTTTCTATTTCAAAATACTGAAAAATTTATAGAACATGAAAGGTGTATATTTTTAGAGCCAAATCCAGATTTGAATTTTAAAGTTAAATTTATAAATACTTGTGATGCACATTTACATGCCAGACAAATCGGAGAATCTTTCGGTTTGACGTGTGCGGAATTTTCTATAAAAAATAAGCCAGTGATTACTTGGAATGGATCACCTGAAAGAAATCATATTGATATACTAGGAAATAAAGCATTATTATATAATAATTATGAGGATTTAATGAATTTACTTTTAAATTTTGATAGTAATAAATTTGACAATTGGAATTGCTATCAGGAATATATACCTAGTATTGTTATGGAAAAATTTATAAAATTATACGATTTATCATAATTTTTTCAACGCTTATAAAAAATTATAAACAAAAAAATACCGTAAAATGAATAGACCATATTATATAGAACAACATTTACCATATCCACAGCCCTGGGAGTTTGTACTTGATAAGTTATTAGGTAGAGTAAACAATTTAAATTATGTTGAGGTTGGTGCTTGTGATCCATTTATTGCATCTAATACCGCTTATATGGATTTAGAACTTAATTGGAGTGGGATATGCATCGAGCCACATCCTGTTAGTTTCCAAAAACTAAAAAATTCAATTAGAACTTGTAAAAAATATAATTGTGCAATAAGTGATTATAATGGACATGCCGAATTTATAGCCGGTTATGACTATATAAGTATGATAAGTGGTATCAAAGAAAACTATTCAAACGATCACTGGAATCGACTTTTACGAGAGTCAATTGAACATAATTCTGATTTTGAAACATTAAGTGTTGAGTGTAGAACACTATCTTCTATTCTGGAAGAAAATAATATGAATGATATTGATTATCTATCAATAGATACAGAGGGATCAGAAGAAAAAATTCTGAAGGGAATAGATTTTAAAAAATACAATATTAAAATTATTGGAATTGAAAATAATGATAATTCAAATATTAGAGATATTTTATTGAATAATGGATATATGTATATTGATAAAATCTGCTCTGATGAGTTTTACAAAAGAATAAATTAAAAGTGTGAAAATAGTATTAAACGATAGTCAAATTTTTCTTAGTAAAAATATACCGTGTGAAAATTCAAATAGTATAAAAAATATAAAATAAAAATGACTAGTGAAATTCAATGCATAACCTCTTTTATTGATATAGATAGAGGAAATTGGTCCAATAATTATAAAAGAAGTAATGATAAATATATCAATAATTTTATAGAATTTTACTCAAATATAGAATTAGATTTAATCGTTTTTTGTAGCGATTTTATTAAAAATGAAATCATTAAAAAGGTAGATTCGAATTTTAGAACAAAAATTAATTTCCAAATAATAGATAAAACCGATTTAGAGTATTTTAATATGGTTGATACTATCAAAAATATTCAAAATTCTGATAAAATTAAGGAATATAAAAGAAGGGATCCTTCTAATCCACCAGAATATTCTAATCCAGAATATGTCGCTCTGATGTTTGCTAAAACTGAATTCATTAAGATTGCATATGAACGTGAGCTTATATTTTCTGATAACATAGCTTGGATTGATTTTGGAATAGGTCATGGTGATCCTCGTTATATAGAAGAGATAAAGAATAAAAAATTAATAAGTCCTAATTCTGATAAAATAATTTTATTTAATAGACAGAATATTCAGCCATCTAAAGACCCATTTTTTTACTCAAAAATGTTAGATAATGTTTTAGTTTGTGGTGGATTTTATATTATACCTACTAATTTAATAATTCATTTTTATAATGAATTTAAAAGGATTGTAAATGAATTCATTGAGTTTGAAATAATAGATGATGATCAAACTATATTATCTATACTTGCAGCATCAAATGATGATAAATGTAATGTTATTAGCTCTGTTAAATATAAAGATAATCCAACTTCTGGCGACTGGTTTCCAGTATTTGAGTTTATCAAAGAAAAAAAAATAAAAAATATGAATGATTTTTTTGAATTAAAAATGTACGAAAGAACGACAACCCTTTGTGAAATAATGAATCTCAATGGTAGTGATAAAGGAAATGGTCACCATAATTACACAAGATTTTATGATTTTATTTTTAATAAAATTAAAGATGATGTGAAATATGTCTTTGAATTGGGATTAGGAACTAACAACTTAAATATACCATCTAATATGAGTGGTCAAGGAAATCCATGTGGATCACTTAGAGGATGGAGAGACTATTTTAAAAATGCAGAAATATATGGTGCGGATATTGATAAGGATATCTTGGTACAAGAGAATAGGATTAAAACATATTTTTGCGACCAGACTAACACATCAATTATAGATGATTTGTCTAATAATTTCAATTTTAAATTTGACATTATTATAGAAGACGGGTTACATACATTTAGTGCTAATATAGTATTTTTTGAAAATTTTATCAAAAATTTAAAAATTGGCGGTTTTTTTATAATAGAAGATGTTCATTGTGATGATTTTGATAAATTTGAGGAGTATATATCACTTAATAAGTCTAAATATAACTTTATGCAAATTATTAAAATACCAAATGAGAGTAATAAAAGTGATAATAATGTTGTTCTTATAATAAAATAATAAAAAACCCACTCATTTGAGTGGGTTTTTTTTATTCTCCAGTTTTCTTTTTCTTTGTATTCTTCTTTATAGTTACAAACATTTTATCATCTTCTTTGTTGTAGTCCAACAATAGCTTAGATCCCTTTTCTGGATTATTTGTAATAATCTCTTCTGTTAAAACATCCTCAACATATCTTTGAATTGCTCTCTTTAGAGGTCTTGCTCCATATTGTGGGTCAAATCCATTATCAACAATTACATTCAATGCTTCTTCTGATAGTTCCAATTCATATTCTAAGTCTTTAACTCGATTTTTTAATTTATCAACCTCAAGAGATATGATCTTAGTAATTTCTTCTCTTTCAAGTGAGTTGAAAGTTATTACATCATCAATACGATTTAAAAACTCAGGAGCAAATGTCTTCTTCAATTCCTTTTCAACAACACTTTTCTCTTCTGAAGATTTAGAACCTTCTCTACTCTTAGTATTAAAACCTACACCCACACCGAAATCTTTCAATTTTCTTGAACCGGTATTAGAGGTCATAATGATAATAGTATTCTTAAAATTAACTTTACGACCAAGTGAATCAGTCAATTGACCATCATCAAGAACTTGCAATAGTAAGTTAAATACTTCTGGATGAGCTTTCTCAATCTCGTCGAGAAGAATTACAGAGTAAGGTTTGCGTCTAACTTTTTCAGTTAGTTGACCACCCTCGTCATGCCCAACATATCCTGGAGGCGCTCCAATCAATCTTGATACTGCAAACTTTTCCATAAATTCAGACATATCAACACGAATAAGTGAATCTTCTGAATCAAATAGATACTTAGCCAATTGTTTAGCCAATTCTGTTTTACCAACTCCAGTAGGTCCCAAGAAAATAAAAGAACCGATTGGACGATTAGGATCTTTCAATCCAACACGACCTCTTTGAATTGCTTTAACTACTTTTTGAATAGCCTCATCCTGTCCAATTACCTTACCTTTCATCATTTCTTGCATCATTGCAAGCTTTTTATTCTCATTTTGAGAAACCTTTTGAAGTGGAATGCCAGTCATCATTGAGACTACTTCAGCAACATTTTCTTCAGTTACAGTTTGACGATTTTCTTTAGTATCTTCATCCCACTTCTTACGAGCCTCTTCAAGTTGTTTTTGAAGTTGTTTCTCAACATCACGAAGCTTTGCAGCTTCTTCATATCTCTGACTCTTAACAACTTCTTGTTTTTTGTCCTTAATATCAAGAAGTTTTTGCTCAATATCTGTTACTTCTTTAGGAACAACAATATTAGAAATATGAACGCGTGATCCAGCTTCATCAAGAGCATCAATAGCCTTATCTGGTAAGAAACGATCAGTCATGTATCGAGATGTTAAATCAACACATGCCTTTATAGCATCTTCTGTATAATTTACATTGTGATGTGACTCATATTTATCTTTAATGTTGCCAAGAATTTCCAATGTTTCATCAACAGATGCGGGTTCAACCATAACTTTCTGGAATCTCCTTTCAAGTGCACCATCTTTTTCAATGTGCTTACGATATTCATCTATTGTAGTTGCTCCAATGATTTGAATTTCACCACGCGCTAAAGCTGGTTTAAACATATTAGATGCGTCGAGAGAACCTGAAGCACCACCAGCACCAATCATAGTATGAATTTCATCAATGAAAAGAATAACATCTGGATTCTTTTCTAACTCACCCATAAGTGCTTTAATTCTTTCTTCAAATTGACCACGGTATTTAGTACCAGCAACCATAGAAGCCAAGTCTAATGTTACAATTCTTTTATTAAAAAGAACTCTTGAACATTTACGCTGAACAATTTTAAGTGCCAATCCTTCTGCAATTGCAGATTTACCAACACCTGGTTCACCAATAAGAATTGGATTGTTTTTTTTGCGTCTTGATAGAATTTGAGAAACTCTCTCAATTTCTTTCATACGACCTACGATTGGATCAAGCTTTCCCTCCTCGGCTAACTTAGTAAGGTCTCGACTGTATGAATCGAGTATAGGTGTTTTTGAATTACCTTGGTTTTTCTTTTGTTTAAAACTATCATCAACATCATCATCATCCTCAGATAACGCATTTTTGATGTCGTAATTTTCCTTGATGTAGTTTTCATCTGAAATTATTTTATCCATAAATATCTTGTTTTTATTATTAATTTATATCTTGTTCACCCTTAAAAGTTTTTTCTAAAAGTTCATTGATTAAATCTTCTCTTCTAAGATTAATATCGGTTGTATTAAGTACATCACAGTGTATAGATATTTCTAATCTTTTAGAGCTATAATCAATATCAAGTGTTTTTATTTTAGAACCTGTTGCTTCAAATTTTGAAGATACTAATTTAAATGTATTATCAGATTCATATAGTTTAATTAGAACATTCTCATATGAAGGATATTTAACTAAATCAAAAGTTAAATAAAGAGTAGCATGAGTTCCAATAGATAGTTGAACACTTCCATTTAAACAGTTAAATATCTCGTTATTTAATTTAATTTGCATTAAGCCAATCTAAAATCTTTTAGAAAGTCTCGTAAAAAGACATTCTTTTCACCACCCATATACTCAACCCATTTATTATAATAATCTGGATCTGTTTTTTTAGTGTTTTCTCTAAGTGATTTAATTATCCATTTATCGGTTCTCTTGAGAGTGGAAATATAATGATTAGGATTTTCAAATACCCAATCTTCAAAATCTAAATAAACATACTTATCTCTTTTACTCTTTAAAAAGACTCTTTCATCCACAATGAAAACAACACCAGTTAATTGATCACCTAAATCTGGCTCATTAAATGAAACATTAAAAACACCATTTTTATCTAATGTCTCCCTGTGATTATTTAGGGTTCCAACGTATGATCCATTTTCAATTCTGTTATTGGTAGTACCACCATTTAGTACGATATATGTTTTCCAGTTTTCTAACCAGTCAACATATGTCTCAATATCTTTTGTAGGTATTTCGTTACTCTTACCCATTAGAGATTTAATAACTCTTAGAGCAAATTCATCAGTTGCGTGTCCATATTGAATACCTTGTTGTATTCCCATAAGTTGGTATGGAACTAATCCATACATTCTTAATTCTAAATTATTATTGTACATTCGCTAGTTTTTTTATTTTTAAAGATAGACTACGATTACTAAATGGTTTCATTCCAGTTACTTCAATCAATACTAATTCTTTTAGGTAGTCCGGAATTATAACTTCATAATCTTTTGTTGGAATTTCAATCTCAGCAATAATCAACTTATAGTCATTATTGAATTCGTCAATTTCCCATTTAAGATCACCATCTTTGTAAATGTGTCTAGTTTTTCTTATATACTTAGACTCATTAGGAGTTTTATAACACTTATCTCTAAATGACTTAAATTGTTTTTCAGACAAGTCGTGCTCATCTTCAATATTGACACTTTTAGAAACAGATTTTTTTACAGTATGAATATACCGTTTCTCACCATTTGATGAAAACCAACTTCGAGCTCTTTCCCAGACTCCACTTTGATTTTTAAAATAAAATTGTTCAATCTCAACGATTTGTTCTGGTTCAATCTCTGGTAAAGATTTCAAGAGAAATTTGCGCTCGATTTCAAGTTTCATTCTTTATTTTTAGTTTTTATATATGTTTCTACTTTTTCAAATATACGGCTAATTATTAATAATCCAATAGTTAAAATTATAGGAGTGGAAAAAGAATCTATACACGCTATTAAAATTCCTATAGAACTAATAACCCAGATAAAAGCAGCAGTTGTAACTCCAACAATTTTATCATCGTTCTTCATAATAACACCTGCTCCTAAAAATCCGATTCCGGTAATAATTTGACCGATGATTCGTGTTGGATCAATAGCAGGATTATCTTTTGCTAAATAGAAAGATGTTGCAGTTAGTATTGTACAACCAACACATATTAATATATTGGTTCTAATACCGGCAACTTTTTGTTTAATTTCACGGTCATATCCAATTATTAATCCACATATAGTGGCAATTAGGACCTTTGGTAATAGTAATGTAATTAGTGGTAAAAATTCTGGATCAAAGTTCATATCTATTTTATTTATAAAAATAAAAAACCCCTTTAAAAGGGGTTTTCTACGTGAGTTCAATTTCTTTGAGAAGAAGATAACAAAATAATGTTTTTGAACTCACAAACAAACAACATATATGTTATACTATTATTTTTATCAAAGTTCATTTATTGGAACATTTTTTTAATATATACAGAAAACTAAATCATAATATGAAAATTATCAATTCATTTAAAAATTTTAAAATTAATGAAAATACTGAATCTCCTTCTTTATGTAAGGCTGCAGAACTAACAGGTGAGGTTATGCTTTATAGACTAACATCTCATTCAGTTGTTGATTTGTCTGAGCCAGGTGAGTTTTATTTCTCTGATAGAGAAAAAGTTAATCCAGACTTCTTAGAAAATAAAGGAAGTGAATTGTATTTAATCACAGCTAAATGTGATTCATCTAATATCGATGTTCAAAAATCAGAAATGGAATGTGGTAAGGTAGATTGTGATTGTATAGTTGCAGTTAAAGATGATTCAAAAGTTGAGGTTCTTTCAGTTGAACCATATAAAAGATAATTAAAAAATGAAGCATTTAAAAACATATAAGTCATATTCAATAGATGAAGAAGTAAATTGGAAAGGTGCTCTTGTCGGAGGTGCACTTGCTACAGGATTGGTTGGATGTGACCCATCACCAAATTACCAAGATAAAACTAAAAGTGAAGAATCGAGAAATAGTAATTCTTTTACGATGGATCAAGAGTTACTTGCCATCGGAATGGATATGCAAATATCAACCGGTGGTAGAGTAGAACAAAGAACTCTTAGTTTTGGAAATAAATTTGAATATTTTGATCAGAGTGGAAAGTTAAAAGCAACCGCTAAACAAGAGGTTTTTAGTTTAGGAACTGTTATAAATATATCCGATGAGAGTGGTAATAAAATAGGAAGTGTAGAACAAGAAATAATTGAATCAATGTTTTCTATATATTCCAAATATTCGATTAAAGATGCTAGTGGAAAAGTGATTGGTAAATCAGATAAACTAGATTTCTTTACTACAAATGTAGATATATCAGATATGAGTGGTGGCCAGATTAAAATGAGTAAAGCATATCTATCCATAGGAGACTCTTGGGAGGTTAATATAAATAGTAGTATTGATAAAAGATTAATAATTTTCATACCAGCATTTATATCATTAGCTCAGTCAGAAAAGTGAAGAAAGTGAAGATTAATTATGAAACATTTAAAAACATTTGAAGGACTTTTCTCCTTCTTTAAAAGTAAAAAACTTTCAAAGTATTTAGTAACATATAATGTTACTAATTTTGAAGCTAAAGAAGAAGATTGGTACCAGAGTAAATATTCAAAAAAATGGACATCTCAAAACTATGAGTATTTAATATCTTCAAATAGCGAGCAGAATGCTCAAGATGATTTTATTGATTTATGGTATGAAAAGGTTGAAGCATTTGAGCCTAAACCAAAATTAAATGTTTTATCCGTTAGATTAATAGATGATAAAGAAACTATAGGTAGTTTTAAAAATGAAATAAAGTTTTACTAACTATGAAATATTTAAGAATATACGAGGAGTTCGATTCACACGGTTATGAATCACACTGGGATAAATTCACAAAATGGTTATCAGATAAAGATTTTGATCTATATGATGGTCGTGAAGATTTGAAATCAAGATTCTCAGAAATCGCTAATAATGATGGTTTGTCTGTTGAACAGAAGTCTCACGAAATTGCTGCCTACTTAGATGAGAAGTGTGGTCTTTATGATGGATATATGGAAGTAATTGATTACTTAGAAGAATTATTTATGGATGAGGTTTAATAAATAATCTCACCATCAAATCCTAATCTCAAATTATAACCATCAAATACTAATGTTTCTCTTACATCAGATGGTTTAAATGTGTTTTTATGATATACACGAATTGGTCTTCTAAATTGATCTTCTGGTGGCATATAAACATAGTTAAAACACTCACAACCACCACCATATCTATTCCAAGTTTTAGTTAATAAAAAGTTATCACCTATTAACTCTTTAATATGAAAATAGATAAATTTTTCTTTTGAGTAATCGTTAACCGGCATTAAAGATACAAGTCCAACATCATTAATACTAACTGAGTTTGCCCAGTCTAAGAATTTAAAAACCTCTTCTTTATTATCAATATATCCTTTAATTAGATTACATCTAAATTGAATCTGATGAATATCTCTTGCATAATTCTCAGCAATATCTTTTATCTCTTCTGAAGTTGGTGTTTTAGTTCTAAAAATTTCATCATTTAATTTATCATCATAGTGATGTCTCGATAATTGAATATAGTCGTATAATTTAGAAATTGGATCTTCTAAAAATTGTCTCCATCTAAAACCATCAGTATTCATAGATAGCTCAGCTTTAGGTGCCCATTCTTTTGCAAGATGTGTGATTGTTTGAAAGTTATCCCAATATAAAGTTGGCTCACCACCAGATACAGCGACCTTAGAAATTTTAATTTTAGAAGTTACTTCATTAAAAATCTCTATAAGTCTCTTTTCATTAAATTTATTAGCATCGTCAGCATAAGTGCAGAACTGACACTTAGCATTACAAAATTTTGTTCTTATATAAAGATGAACATACGGTTCTTCAACCTCTTGAGCATCTTGGCCAAATAAGTGACAGACATGAGTTTTTAATGGTATGTTTTTACCAAAAAGATCTATACTCTCTAACATAAATTTATTTATTAACAAGATGGTCTGCTATATCCTCTACCTCCACCTCCACATCCACTATCGTAGTATGAGCTAGATGAACTACTTGATGAAGAAGATGATGATTTCTTTTTAATCTTAGGTTCGATATCATTCTCAGTGCAAAAAGTTAAATATACTGTTCTTTCAATATCACCAGTATCAATTAGATCTTCAGCAGCATCGTTGAATTTTTTTTCAAAATCTGACTGATTAGGATATCTTCTTCTATAAAAACCTGCTAATTTTGCTAAAAGTTCTTCTTGTTGACTGTCATGTAATTGTCCCATACTGAGGTGATAATTTCTTTTATATATTAAAATCTCTTGATGATTTTATCTATTTTCTTTTGACGATTAAACGACTTTTCATAGTTCTGAAAATCTTCTTGATCTAATATTTGTTCTTCACCATACTCTTTAACTGGACCGACATTATGTGTAAGATAGAAAAAAAGTAAGAATGTAATTAAAAGTATTGGTGTTAAAATAATAAGGTAGATATTTTCCCAAATCTCACCTATTCTGGAAATGATCATAAATCCTTGACAAATTGTCCAATATTTGAAAATTACTCTCCAGTTAATATTCTTCCATCTTCTTTTTGTGATGTAAGATGCTGAAGCACTATTTTTAACTACAAAATATCTCAATAAGAATAAAAATGAGAACATAAATATAAAAAATACCATAATTATAAAAAGTTCTTCGCTACTCATTTAATATTTTTTTTAATTTTTTTTGTCTTATTTCTTTTAATGTTAATTTATCGGTATCTCTCCATAAGATAGTCCTACCAAGGTCAACTATATGTCTTCTTTGTTTTTTATAGCAACATTGACAAAACCTGGATGGATAGTGATATTGTCTTTCAAGTAATTCATTAATATGACTCATATCAGATTTTGTAGTGATGGAGTACTTTTCACTTTCCCAAGTAGAATATTCCCAATCATGAAATCCGAAAAAGCATTTTATTTTATCTTTATAAATCATTGATTAGTCTTAATGATTTTTTACTCCTTTCAATCCAATCTCCACCGATCTCTACGAAATTACAACCTCGATTGATTAATTCAGATTTTATTACTTCATAGTGATCCCATCTTTCTTCTAAAAAGTTTCTTGTTCCATCTTGAACACCTTCACAATCTGGTTTTAATAAGATGTAAAGATCATATTTAGACTTCGATTCAAGCAAATTTAAGAAGTATGGTTCGACTTTTTTATATTCATCAGGACAATACATCTTTGAAAAAAGATATGTCGTTATATCCTCTGTATCACAAATTATGAATTTTTTTGAGTGTTTTATCATCCAGTCTTCAATTTCTTGACGACCTATTGAGATTGGAATGAAATCATCAATAGTCACTGAATTATTAATTTCATAAACTAATCTTCCATACTCTGGTACAAAATTAGTTCCTAAAGTATTAGAAACATTTTTAGCTAATGTTGACTTACCAACAGACTCTGGTCCCATGATAGCAATTCTTTTAACAAAATATGGTTTCATAGAATCTGCAATATAGTCCCAATGTTTATGTGGATCTTCTCTAACAAGAGTGCCAGATATTGGAACATGAGTTCTATCTTTATCAACTAAGAAATGTTCAATCCCTAAATATTTAGCAAAGTCTTCTCCGTAATTTTCAGATGTAAATACGACATCTAAGTATTCAACTTGTGAATATACAAGTGGTACCCAGTATGAGTAAAACTCTTCTAATGTCTCACACTCATAATCATAAGCTGGAATACCTTCGTCCGATATTGAATAGACTTTTACATTATGATTATTTTTATATGTCTCTTTTATTGCATTATATCTCACTTCACCTGGAATAGATTGTGAAAGGTTATGTGTGATGATAACATGAACTGTTTCAGCATTAGATATCGCAGTATCAATAAGATACTGGTGACCCTTTGTAAAAGGATACATTTTACCTAATACTAAACCATTTTTAAACCTTTTCATCTTCTATAAGAATAAATCTAACTTCACCATCTGGAGTTAGTTCATTCCAAGAATCTAAAGGTCTTGAGAAGTAAGATCCAAATAGTAAAGATTGATAGTTTACTAAAACTTCACCAGTTTCAGTTTGTTTTGATAAAAATAGTACCTGATATAGCCCACCTTTATAGTGATTGTATTTTCTACCAGGTTGTGGATAGTTTACTTTCATTATTTTAAACTTTTATTTAAATATTTTAATACCTCTTTTGGTGAGTCAAATCTTTCTTTTAAAGAATCTATTAGGTCACCAATTTCATCAGTTGCCTCTAAAACAACTTGTTGTAAATATTCAGACTCTTTTAGAGTCTTTGATTTTAAAATTTTAGTTGATGTTCCATCAACAATTGATCTTTTAACAAAGAGTTTAATTTGATCTTCATCAAGTCCTTTAATTTTCTTTTTAAATCCCATTTTTTAATTGTTTTTTCCAGTTTTTATATCCATAATATGCTAGTATAGTAAACACAAAATATACTAAAGATGATAGGTAAAGTTCATTTTTTAAAAATAAAACCACATATAAAATATCAGCCACTATCCAAAGATACCAAGCCTCTAAGTTTTTGTGTATTAGTAAGAACATCCCCGCAATACTTAGAGTAGTTGTTATGCTATCTAATACAACATGAGTACTTCCTGAAATTGTTGTTATTATTGATATAACAGTACCTAATACAATTAGACCCATTATATGACTATACAACTCATTTTTCCTTATCTTAGATACTTTTGTACTTGGTTTATTCCAATTAATCCAACCATCTATTGATTGTGATAAAAATATAAACTGTAGAACTAAATTACCCCACTCACCTTTCGTATAAAAAAGATAAGCAAATCCTAAAACTCCTACAATACCAATCGGCCAACACCAAATATTATTCTTTGATGTTAGCCACACTGATAAAAGACTAAATATAACTGCTATTATTTCCATAGGTCAAATGTAGCGTTTACAAAGTAGCTTCGTGTCATACCTGGATAAAATCCAGCAATCTTATCAATACCATTTGGTGTTGAATTGTTGATAATTCCACCAGGTAAAAAGTATCTCTTATTCAAGATGTTATTGATAGTGAATGATAGTCTAACTCTATCACAATTATATGAACCAATAAAGTTCATTATGTAATACTGTGGTGTTGAATAGTTTTTATCATTTGTGTTATCTAAGTAAATTCTCGACATCAAACTACCATTTACAGAAACCATCCATTTTCTACCGTATGAAACTGAATGATTTAACATATAAGTTGGTGTATTCGCCGGTACAGTAATCACTGGACTATCTGTGAATATATTATTCAATGAGTAAGATCCATTTACCGATACTTTTAGTTTTTTATAATTGTAGTTAGATTCTAGTTCAAATCCTTTTCTTTCAACTCTATCCATAATAGACTTTAGTGGCATACCTATTTCATTATAGGTACCGTTATTAAGTCTCTCATTTTGAGTTAACATATAATAAAAGTTATATGATAGGTCTAAATTACGGAACTTTAGTTTATGTCCAATTTCAGCATCATAAATCTGTTCTGGTGTAAAATTCAGTGTAATATTACCCTGTAGAGGATTAGAAACAACACCATTATTTATATCGACATCATCATATCCATAAAATAGATCAGTTCGTGTTACTTCTCTACTTGTTTTGCCAAATGATATCCATGCCTCATAGTCACTATCAATTAACTTTACACCAGCTTTGGGGTTAAAGAAATTCCATTGATGATATAAAATTTCAGCAGTATAATCTTTTTCAAATCCAGACTTATTATCTAAATATTTAAATGTGACATTTCGATATTGAAGATCAATAAAATAGTTAAACTTATTACACTGATAGTTAATTTTTGAGTATGTAATAAGATCATTTTTAAATCCAGTATTAACATAGTATTGAGTACTATCAAAAGACATTGGTCTGTCGTAAAATCCTCTTCTATGCTCTCGTCTATAATTATTATAGTTAAGGCCTGTATTAAATGTAAATCCACCCCAATTATAAACCATATTAGACATACCACCAAATTGGTATGAGTTCAAACTATATTTGAATATTTCAGGATAAAATTCATCACCAATAATTTCATTGTCTACAACCAGTCCTCTGAGATGATAAGGTTCTCTTGTATTGTAAGATCCATTAATATTTATAAAATAAAGTGAGGAGTTATACTTCAAGTTTGATTTTGCATAATTTATCCAATTAAGTGCCACAAAATTTTGATTGAATCGATCACGTTCTATATTACCATTAGCATTAGTTCTATAATTTTGATTTGTACCATTTTGAAAGTAGTTAACATTATCGAATGTTGTATAATTACCAAGTGTATCAAATCCGTATGAATACACATTATATCCATTTCGAGAAACGGGTTGCCAAGAAAGATTATTCTTTGCCATACCAGTAAATCCATATAGTCTTACCGTATTTTTTCGGGAGAAATATCCAACTTGTCCAAAGTAATTAAATCCTTCAGATTGAGTATTATCTCTAAATCCATCAGTAGCTAAATAAGATACATTTGAGCTAAAAGCAAATTTAGACTTACCTAAAAATCCACTATTGTAGATAATGGATGTTTGTTTATTATTAAAAGAACCTTGATTAAGATTAAACCTTAAAGACCGTTGTAGTGGAGATATCGTCTCCATATTAACGGAACCACCAATAGATGTTGTTCCATATTGAGATGTGCCAATACCACGAGTAACTTGTATATTAGAAATGTTATTTAAAAAACCAGGCATATTACTAAAGTAGATACCTTGGTCTTCCATTTCATTTAATGGGATTCCATTAAGTGTAAAATTAATTTTAGTTTGATCAAATCCGCGAATTCTCATATATGAATATCCATATTGAGAACCATTATCTGATTGTGTAAGAACATTAGGAGACCATTGGTTAATGGTAAAAAATGGATCACCACCTTGATAAGTGAATCTAACTGAATCCATATTAATCCTTGTTGTAGTAATCGGATCAGTAGGATTACTACGAATACCAACAATCTCAATAGCCGGTAATGAAGAAGAATCAACCAGAGTTAATAGTTTGAGACTATCTGTACTTAGTGGAAGTACAGTGGTATCAATTTGTGAAAAAACTGAAAATGTTATCAGTGTTAAAATAAATGTAAATATGTATTTCATGTTTATTAATTAAAATTTCTGTTCTGTTTTGCCGTGTGGAAATGGTTTTCCTTCCTTATCAAGAGATACAAATACCATTTTATCAATTTGAACAATCACATTACCGGTATCTTTATTTACAACTGTTACCTTAACAGTAAGTGAAGTTCGACCAAAATTGGTTGGTTCAACACCAATTTTAATTACATCACCTGGATAAGCAGGCGATACAAAATTAACTTCGGAAATCAATTTTGTCACAATATCTTTTGTGTCTAATTGACACATTGCATAGATTGCGGCTTCTTCGTCAATCCATTCAAGAAGTCGTCCACCAAAAAGAGTACCTCGTGGATTAAGGTCTTCTGGTTTAACCAGTTTTCTTGCGTGAAAGTTCATAACTTTATATTTTAGTATTCAAATATACAAAAAATTATTCAATTAGTTTGAATAATTTATAATCTCTTTTAATCACTAACCATTCTTCTATTTTTAGGTTCCTTGGATCTACACTGTAATGTTCTCTGAAAGCCATTCTAAAGGCAAATTCATCCAAACCATGTGATATATAGAGGTCACTTTTATTTTTTGATTCAAACCAAAATGCACAAAGTTTATCATCTAACCTCTCTTTATATGTTTTAATCATTAAATCCCACTCATAATTAAGTGATTCACCTTCATTAAATTGATAATTGCAGAAACAACACTGAACAACACCATGCTCAGTGTCTACCCAAATATACTTATTTGGTTTTGTCCTATCTGGGTCACAATTAGTACAAGGACATTGATTACTATTTCCACAATTAGGACAAATCATTTGTTAAGAATAAAATTATGAATATATCCCATTTCCTCTGTATCAAAATTCACAAGTATTGCTGGCATAGATTCATTCTTCTGAAATATATTAGGACCCTTTGTAAATTCGTCATTTATAGCAACTACTTCATCGTATGAGTTATCAAAGTGTATATCAATTTGATTTTGAATAAATGCATGTACTTTGAGAGTACCATTAGTCATAATGATATTTTCTCTTTTTATACCTAACAAATCCGATACTCTAAAAACATCATTATTGGACATCTGAGGATCACGACTTGTTATAATAAAAACATCGTGTCCAGATGATATGAACATTTTACACATCATCTGGACAAATTTATTATCTCCTAAGCAACCATCAAAATCAAATGATACTTTCATTATCCTAATATTTCATCAAGTTTATTACTTCTCCTTTTTTGTTTAGTTCCCTCGTAATCAATGAAAATCTTTGGAGATTCAAAATATCTCTCAACCTCATCGTGGATACGAGACTTATGAGACTTTGATTTAAGTATCAATTTACCATCAAGTATGTAGTAGTAAATTTGTTCACTGCCAATTTGATCCATCTCACAAGTAACATCATCATGTAAAACTTCAATAAAATTGTCTCTAAATGACCAATTATAATCATCATCATCTTGAAAAGATGAAATTACTATAATAATTGAAAATATTACAAATCCTATCCAAGATAGAATAAGTGGTACATTTTCATCATCAACTTCAATTGTACCATCACTATTAATAGTTAGTTCGCTTTCAGATTTTATAATCCTCATATCATTTTCACCGGACGATGGAACAACATAACACTCTGACACACCATTTTTAAAATGTGTAATAACCTTAACATTTTCTTTTTTATCATAATTCAAATGAAATATTGGATATAAAAGAGTTAAAACCACTAACAACATAGTGAATTTAATTGGACTTTTTACAATAAGTTTTAGTAAATACTTTGGTATTCTTTTGAGAATCATATATTTTTATCTACAATTTTTTCAAAAACAGTCTTCAACTCTGATGTCAATTCAACTTCATCCTCATTTATGTAAACAGCAGTTACATAAATATCAACATCATCAATATCAACATCACAACTTGGAGGTGTCCAGTAGTCACCAGAATCCTCATTAATAGAACCTGAAACACTCATTTCATAATTAACATCAATCGTGATATCACCACACTTGAAAGTCATGTATTGACAATCATTTGAGTAAGATCCATCGTTCTCATAGATTAAATCAGCCAAATCATTTGATTTAACAAAGTCACCATCTACTAAAACTAAATTTTTAGGATTGAATGTTAAAAAGTCCATATTTTCGTTGTTTGTTCTACAAATATACGGAAAATTATTAAAAAACAAAAATATATACTAAAAATAATGAGAAGAACAAATGGCAAAAAAATCAACAACAACAAGCAATGTAAGATCTTTTACAAAAAAGGCTAAGAAAAAACTAGGAAAGCACTCTAAAAAGAAAGAGTCTAGAAACAAAAGCTCGAAAAACTACAAGAAAGCTTACAAAGGACAGGGTAGATAATTAGAATACAATTATATAGATAAGATATATCAATAAGATTGCAAATCCTATAGCAATTGTCCATTTTCCAAGTTGGTTAAGTTTGTAAATTACTTCCGAGTTATCACAAACTCGATCATAGGACTGACCAGTCAACAGACCCCAAATCCAAGTAAGTGGTACAATAGCCGCAGCAGCTATAGCAAGTGATATAAACAATCCACTAAAAAGTACCATCATCAATAGGATGAATACAATAAGAAGTGAGAGAGCTCGATTCAAAGTTGGAAAATTATTAGAGTTAAACATTGTGTGTATTTTTATCAAATATAAGGATAATTTCCTAAAATAAAAAATCCCCATAAGGGGATTTTTTTATTAAGCAATCTTCTTAATTTCTCCAAAGACACTTTTACGACCCTCCTTAACCTTAGGAACATAAGAGTCCTCTGTATGAACCGGAACATCGACATTCACAATTTTTTGTGACTTTTTACCAGAATAAATTTCTGATAGTCGTTCCATCACAATATTGATTTGATCTTTATTTAAACCATATTGATTTTTAAGAAATCCCTTTATCGATTCAGGATCAATTTCTTTGAATTTTTTACCGGACGCTAGAATAGCATCTTCTGTTAGTCTAATAACTTTTTCTATTGAATTCATATTTGTTAATTTTAAAGTGAAATTACTTTGTCAAAACCTTCGTCATTTTTAATTGATTGATATGATGAAATCATATTTTTTATCACATGCATTGGTATGCTTTTATTTTCTTCCTCTGTTCTCTTCTTATCTCTCTGAATATACTCTTCATCTTTTAAGATAGGAAAAATAACTGCTAATTTGTAATAGTCTTTACCAAAGAAAGAAAGATTAAACTTTCTCCTTTTAGAGTTCATATGGGTCATATCAACAATAGCATTCTTACCTTCCCTTCCGGCTTGTGATAGTTTACCTACAAGAATTCTATCTACTTCTTTCTGGTCAACAGATTTAAAAGCAGTATTGTAGTCTTCATCTCCGTGAACATCCATGACAATTTGATCTCTCGAAATTAGTTCGAAAGTTTCAGGTTCAAAATTCTGACGAATCCAAGTAGTCTTACCACTCAAAGGGGGACCAATGAGTATAATAACATATGGTTCTTTTAATTTATCTAAATTCATTTTACATTATGGTTATATCTTGCCCAGTTTACGGCAATAATTGTTTTTGCATCTTTAAATCGAGTTGTCATTAACTCTTCACGATCCATTTCAATCGTGTCAATCTCTTCAAGCTCACCAGGAACTCCACCACCAGCACCAATCTTCTTAGATACTTCACAGAAGTAAATAGTGATTACCTCACTTGATCCACCCGGTGACATATAACATTCATCAATCAATTTGATTGAATCTGTTTCGTATCCAACCTCTTCATCAATCTCACGCTTCATTGCATCTCGTGGATCTTCACCTGGTTTATCAAGTGTACCAGCCACAATTTCAATAATATCAGATGCTGAACCTGGTCGCCATTGAGAGATTAGAATATATTTCTCAGTTTCTGTGTTGTAAAGAAGTGCGGCAACCGCATTTTGACGAACCATTAATTCGCGTTTACCCTCTTTACCAGACTTTGTTTTATAGGTAATCTCGTCAATATTGAGATAACCTTTGTATTTATTTTTACGATCTATAATCATATAAAATGATAGTTTTTTACAAATATAAGAAATTTTTCTAAATTATCCTCTTTTGTAACGATTTTATTCCATTGGTCACAAATAGTTTCAAATGCTAAAAAATTTACTAAAAGCTTTTCATAATTGATTCTTAGTTCAACTTTTTCAAGTTCTGATAAATTCCATTTCACTGGACATAGATTCTTCATCGTTTTGATCTTATCATCATCAACATAATGTGGATAAGTTCTACATATCAATGGTCGTTTATCATAAATAGAACACTTATCATCTTTAAGAAACTGACAAACTTTCTCAGGATTGTTTAAGCAAAGAACCCACTTTTTCTTTTTACCGTCTTTCCAAAGATTAAATTTAGGAACATATCCATATGATTTATCATATTCAATAATTTTGATAAATGATAAATCATCTGATATATTCAGATCTTCGTGGTCAATAAAAACATCATAATTTTTGCAACATTTTGCTGTGCAATTGGAGCAAGGCACACTCATCATACTGAGTGTATATATATGATTTAATTTTCATTTTTTATAACTCTGAAAACTTCAAACGACTTTTTGTCACTAGCAGCAATAATTCTATGAAATCCATCAACTATTTTATAGTTATCAATTTCGCCTCTAACAATTCCTCTTGGTAGGTCATACTTTTCCTCCCAATAGTGTGATAGGTCTTCCATTTTAACATTCTTGATATGGTTTTGATTTAGCTTTTTAAAGTCAATATGATTCTTATAAATTGTAATCAATTCAAAATCACAGTCTTTTATTTCATCTAAAACAAACCCATATTCTAATTCAATCACATAAAATAATTTATCTTTTAGTGTAGTAAGTTCAAATAGCTTCGAACATTGTGTAGATACCTTACTAAGTGTTACAATATCTAAAGTAACACTATCAATTTCATCACCATAATATCCACCAGTTGTGTTCACCTCCCATAAATCTGTTTGCCATACTTTGTTGATAGATAATATTCTATAAATGCAATACTTATCAACAATCTCACCACCATACAATAATTCGGATAATCTAGTATCTCTCTTTTTAGATTTTTTATCAGATGGTATTAATTGGTCATAAATTTCGGTTGTAAGATATGTTAGATCTACACTTTCAACATAAGCATCGTCAATACGACCACATCTACAAATACCCTCTTCATGACATCCAGATTTCTCACAGGAATACTCTGTGTTATAGTCATACTTTGGAGCGTAATAATTATTCTTTAACATTTCTTTTCTTAGGTCTGGTTTTGTAGAATTTACCATCTATGTTTTTATAGAAGAAGAAATTCTTTTGATTCATTTGTTTTAGAATTTCAAGGAGTTCTTTTCCCTTGATATCTTGCCATTCAAGTGGCATTATTTCTTCCTCATTATATAGAAATCCTTTACCGATTCGATTAATCTTATTTACACTATTTTCAAAATAGAAGAAGTTATCATGATTATACATGTTTCGATTTTCTCGATACTTAGTCAAGATTTTTGAAATTAGATTATAACGAATAAAGTCCATAGTTTTAAAAAAATATGTTTGTAATTGAGTGCGAGTATAGCCACGATTCTGTTCTATATCATCATTTATCTATGCCTCAACCCGAACTCATAGGGAAACCGACACCCTCGTTCTGTTTGAGTTGCTACTTCCTTGGTAGTAACGATCCAGAGGTTGGGCCGAAACAGCCACAACTTTATATCTCCCAAGTTAGGTTTAGTAGTCGTGAACTTCCTCCAGTTTTTAAACCAGCGATGATTCCTCCACACTCTTATACAAACTTATATGCTAATATAATAAAAATTATTTCAAATTTCAAATATATAAGACATGAGATATTTATTTTTATTATTAACATTATTTTTATTCGGATGTGCTTCACAAAAAGCACCAATAGGTGATAATGAAAAAGGTAATTTTATAAACAATGATTCAACATTAGTAGATAATAAAGAACCAGTTGATACTTCAAATAATTTTGAAAATGAAGTGGTGTCTGCTATGCAAAGACCACAACAACCACAAAAAGAAACAATAATCAAAGAGGTAGTAAAGAATACAAATTCAACTACTAATGTAAATAGCCAATCAGATTTAGGTCAAGTTATATACAAAGTTCCAGATACAATGCAAGTTATGAAGAACTATGATATAATCGTTAGAATAAGTAGATCAAATACAAATGTTGAAATATCACAAAACTTAAATGGTAAAGTGATAACTAAAAGTATTAAAACATCACACACTATGCAAGTTGAATTAGTCGATCCAACTGGAGATTCTTTTAAAATATCAGAAGTTAATTCAGAAAAACAAATGGTAGATTCAAGTTATACAGAGTGGATATTTAATGTAACACCTCTAAAAAGTGGTAAGAATAAACTAAATTTAGTTATTTCTATTTTCAAAAATGACGATGTAAAACAAACTGTATATTCTGATGAAATATATGTTCAGGCAAATGCTCCAGCTCAGATTAAATCATTTTGGTATGAGAATTGGAAATGGTCAATGGAAAAGATAATAATTCCAATATTAGCCTGGTTATTCGGAAGATGGTGGGGTAAAAGGTCTGAAAAGAAAAAAAGAAGGTATTAAACCTTCTTTTCTACAAATTCTGTATAAGTTTCAACAACTCTTTTAGAGTCCATCTTATTCCAAAGTTTATTCAAGAATATAAGTTTATTCTTATCAATCTTACAATTTCGATTAGAAATATTACCTTCGTTAAATAATCTAATCATATCATCCATACTCAAAGTTGGATTGTGTTTATCGAAATTAGGATCTGGATGTGACCAACCAAATTTCAACAACCAGTTCAAAAGAGCCTTTTTATTAACATCTTGATAATCCTCAGTTGTACCGTTACCACTTCTCTTTGAAAGTTTCTTATTTCCTTCAAATAGAAGACCAGCATGAATTACTTCTGGAAAAGTCTTTTCACCTTCAACCTTACAGATTTCATCCCAAATTCTCTTTTGTTTATCAAGATTTGAAATATGATCTACACCACGAATGATATGTGTAATATCATAATCGTAATCATCCAAAATAGAACAGAAGTTATAAGTAGGATACCCATTATTTCTAAGGATAACCATCTTATACTCACCCATATCGAGTTCGTAACCATTTTCAGTCTTGGTTCCAATCTTTTCAGCAACTTCTTTA